TGAGGGGGTAGGACCCCCTTGGGCTAAGTGATGGGGGAGGTGAGGTTGGTGTAAGCACCCCTCATAGAAATATCAAAAAAAAAATATTATAAAAAAAAATATTATAAAAAAAAAAAAATTATTCTAAATTATTGCTATATATTTGCATATATCAGATTTTTTACTTAGCTTTGCAGTTATGTTGGAGTAGCAAGTACTTCAGGATAGAGATTCATCAACTCTTAAAAGCATAGATGACCCCTCATGGTAAGGAGATTACTTGGGCACAGCAGCTTAGGAAAGTAAAGGATACTAAGAAGGCTACAGGCAAGTGCCCCACTTGAAGAGGATTACAAATAAGTATTTAGCCGAGCTTTAGGCCAAGTCTTCAAGGGTGGTGTAAAAGACTACAGAGATAACACAGAGTGAGAACTAATAATACATAAACGGGGTAAGAGACTAACCATGAGGATGCAAGCCATAATGCTGGCAGGGGTCTCTTATACTTTAAAGAAAGGTTTGATAATTCTAGATTCTGTTGGAATAAGGATAAATAGGTTATATAGATAAGATGATTAAGATAAAAGAAAGTATTAAGTGGTTGTGGCAGCTACCACAAAATATGTTGGCTTTGTGCATTGAAGGTGTGCTATGTAGTGCAGCATATAGGGAGGGTGAAGCAGGTGGCAATACCATTATAGTGAATAGTGTATTACCTTCAGCTATGTCTTTGGGAGATTATCTCTTTGTAAACCCTATGTCCTCAGAGAGGACAATTAAGCATGAGTGTGGTCACAGTAAGCAATCAGATATATTGGGTCCTTTATATTTGATAATAATTGTGGCACCTTTATTACTGCATAATGTGGTACATTCTATATGTAGTAGAGCAGGGTTTAAGTGGGATTACTACAGCTTCTATACTGAGAAGTGGGCTGATAGATTGGTAGGTATTGATAGGAGTATCTCTTAGGTTAGATACCTAACCAGCTTATTTCTCACCTTCTAGTGGAAAATTGCTATAATAAAAAAAGTTGGTAATATTTGGATATATGAAAAATAATACTTATCTTTGCAGTGTCAAAGAGAAGAAGATAAGAAACGTGTTTTAGGATTAAAGAAGTACTACCTTTTTCTTTTCTTGATAGTCTGTTCATTACTTGCGTATATTTCTAACACAAAGGTAGTACTTCTTTTTCTTTATTTTGTCTTGTGGTGTAAAGGTAACACATGGGCCTTTGGTCCCCACATTGTAGGTTCAAGTCCTGCCAAGACAACGAGAAGATGCCCTCTTAGTACAAAGGATAGGTAGCATTAATGGATAATGCAACAGTCTTCTAAACTGTTTTATAGGAGTTCGAGTCTCCTCCTATCCACTATAAGAGGGTACTTGTTATGGGGATGTAGACTATGGGTTAGGTCATAGCCCTTTCAAGGCTAAGGATAAGGTTCAAGTCCTTACTTCCCTACTAATATGGAGCCATCTACTAATGGTTAGGTAACTGCCCTCTCAAGGCAGAAATCTGGGTTCAAGTCCCAGTGGGAACACTCATTTCCCTAAAGCATTGGTGGTGATGCTAGAGACCTTTAATCTCTGGAACTAGGTTCGACTCCTAGTGGGAAAACATGATTGTTTAACTCCAAATTTTACAGTTATGAAAAGAGTTCTTGATTTTATTAAGAAAGCTGGTAATGTTTATGTAAGAATCATTGCTAAGAGTCAGATGATGACTCCTACAGGGTCTATTCCAATACAGGAATAACCCTTCATTTGGAGGTAAACTAATTAGGGGTAACTTTAATGTGGTGAATTAAAGTAGACTGTAAATCTGCTGCCATAGGCTATTTAAGGTTCGATTCCTTTCTGCCCCACTTCAATAGAAATCAAAGTCCTTGACTTATGGAAAGTGATGCAGGTAGAGATGCAAATAAGTCATAATGGGTATTGGGCAGGTATGGTTACATTGCGTAGGTCTGAAAAACCTAAGAACATAGTTTGATTCTATGAATACCCACTTTTATACTTCTGTGGTGGAATTGGAATACACACTGACTTCAAAGGTCAGGGCTGAAATAAGATTGAGGGTTCGACTCCCTCCAGAAGTACATACAAATGCCCCTTTGGTGGAATGGCAGACACAAGGGTCTTAGAAGCCCTGACTTTCAAGTGTAAGAGTTCGAGTCTCTTAGGGGGTACTAAAAATAATTTGAAAATAATTAAGTAAATGCTTGGTTATATCATAAGTTTTACTTAACTTTGCATTATTAAAATAAGAGAATATGTTTGAGGAAGAGAGTTTATTTACTCCAATAGAATCAGATAGGGATATGTTATCCGGTTCTTCACAACTATTTATAGATTTCTTAAATCAGATTGAAGGTTGGAAGACTAAATGTAAGAATCTACATTGGGCAGCTCCTAAAAAGAATATACATGTATATCTTGATGAGTTCCTTGAAATCCTATCAGACTACCAAGATAGTCTTGCAGAAGGTTACATGGGTATCCTAGGTAAGATGCAACCTAATGCTATCAAAGGCACTTCAAGTGATGCATTGAATGCTTACACATTTATAGCAGAGGTTAAATCTGCCACCTTAGCATTTTATGCTAAGATACCACAGGATGTTATCTATAAGGGTATTACTTCAGAATGTGAGACTTTCATTCAGAACATCAACAAGTATGATTACTTGTTCCACTTATGTGATATAAGACCATATTAAGACACCGTCCCCTTAGTGTTAATGGTTAGCAAGCTTGTCTTGTAAACAAGAAGAGAAGGTTCAAATCCTTTAGGGGACTCACAAGTTACTAAAAGCTGTCTTATCTACAGTGAGAGAGTAACACTCAATGCTACTAGATAAACCTCAGCAGGAGCTGACCTGCGCCACTGAAATTAAAAAGCTTGATGAGGTGTAGGTGATTGAGGGTGCAAGTTAAGGTGATACTTGCAATGCCTAAGTACCAGTTACCCAAATCTTAGGCTCTTGTAGATATGGTGTTAGCGGTAGCATATGACATTGCCAATGTCAAGGGGTCAGTTCAAGTCTGATTATCTACTCAATGTGGGATTAGTGTAATGGTAACATGTAACCCTTCCAAGGTTAATTTGACAGTTCGAGTCTGTTATCCCACTCTAATATCGCGGAGAGAATTGGTATTCAATCCAGTTTCATAAGCTGGACTCCAAGTGTTCGATTCACTTCTCCGCAACTAGTTTAAATTGATATGGAAAAGAGTAGAATGACAAGGACTAAGATAGAGAAGGGTCAAGAAAGGCATAAAATTATGCATGCTTTGACTGCTGATAATCTTAGGGGGATTGTGAAGGAAGCCAATTCCTTAGGGATTAAAAGGGAAGACATAGTCTCTCTCTTAGAGGAAAGAGGTCAGTATGTATTAATATACTATTATGGAGGAGAAGTTTAATTTAGTAGAGAGACCATTGATGAGTGAGGAGGAGTTCAAGAAGTATCTGGGAAACAAGGCAGATATAGTAGAGGACTCGCTTACAGTAGAGAACCCACTTACAGAGACTCTTAATTTAAGAGATTATAGAGCTGTTGGTAAGTTTAAATCAATTAGGAGAGCCATAAGAAGAGGGTTAGTATCTCCTTCAGGCACTATATGTCCTAAGAGACCTTTCAATGACAGAGCTAATACTAGCAGAAGGAAAGGGCACCACAGCAGAGTAATGAATGAAGTAAAGAAGTCAATATATGAGCAACTCAAACACAGAAGGGCAGAATACCTATAATGAGGAGCCTGTTCTATATTGCAAGCATTGTTTATCCTTGAAGGTAAGATTTGTACCTAGGATGAAGGATTCGGATTATTGTGATGAGTGTGGCTCTACTGATATTGGGGAGTGCTCAATAGAAGAGTGGGAGACTAATTATAAGAACAGGTACGGACATAAATATTTGGAAAACTATTAAATATAAAATGATATGGGAAAAAAGGAAGAACTTAGGCAGGAACAGCCACCTAAGATGAGTTATGAACAGTTGGAGAATGTGGCTCATCAATTGAGTGAACAAGTTAAGCAGTTGTACATGAGCCTTCAGAAATCTAATCTGGAGAATACATTCCAAAGACTTAACTATTTATTTAAGGTGGTAGAAAATGGTCACGCATTTAAGCCGGATTTCTTGAATAAGTGTACAGAGGAAATTGAAAACATAATGGCAATTCCTGAGGAGGACACCAAGGAAGAAGGTAAGGAAGAAAAGTAAATATCATCATGGAGAAGCCTAATAATATAGCAAGAGTACCATGCTCTCTAGACAAAAGCTTCTTCAGGTATTGGCTCATGTTCCTAGAACCTTTTCATAAGTTAACCAAAAGAGAGATAGATGTTGCTGCATCTTTTGTGAAGCAAAGATATGAACTCAGTAAAGTTATCAAGGACAGTGAAATACTTGATAGGGTTACAATGAGTGAGGATACAAAGAAGAAGGTGAGGGAAGAGTGTAATATTACTCTTCCACACTTTCAAGTAATTTTGGGTAAATTAAGGAAGAACAAAGTCATAGTAGATGGCAAGATAAATCCCAAATTCATCCCTAATATCAATGCAGATAATGATGCCTTCCAGTTGTTATTACTCTTTGAATTAAAATGATATATTCTGATATAATTGGTAAGGTTTCCAGTGAGTTGAACCTGCCTGCTAAGCTAGTAGATAGAACATACAGGGCATTTTGGTTATTCATTAACCAATCCATACAATCCTTGCCATTAAAGGAAGATATTGATGAGGAGGATTTTGCTAAGTTGAAAACAAACTTTAATATTCCTTCATTGGGTAAGTTGACTTGTACCTATGATAGAATGTTGGGAGTTAAGAAAAGGTATAAGATAATAAAGAAATTAAGGGAGAAGAAATGCTAAAGGTTAAAAAGATAAGGCCAATGTTCACTGCGCTTATCACTACTATGAACAAGTATGAGCATGATGTAGTGACTGAAGGTGGACTTATTGATACCACAAAACAGCAAGGAGGGTTAAAAGAGTACCAGACTGTTCTTGCAGTGGGAGATTCAGTAAGAAATATAAAGGTTGGAGATTTGGTTTGCATAAACCCAACGAGATATGCAGTCAAACAGCATAGAGAAGGTACACTAAAAGATGGAATTGTAACTGATAATCCAGTTATCAAATATAACTTTGATGTTGTTGAAATGGATGGACAGCAATGTCTACTCCTTCAAGACAGGGATATAGACTTTGTGGTAGAGGAGTGGGAAGAAGTTCCTGACCCTACTCCATCTCCAATTATCCAACCAGATAAGAAAAGACTAATTGTATAATACAAAAGAGTATCAGGAATACTATTCTGATACTCTTTTTTTTTACCAATACTTTATGATAAAATTATTCAGATACGAAGGATATAAGATAATAATATCTGAGGAGGCTCTTGCACTAAAGCCATTCAAGCAAATTTGGCAAAGGGATAGGACTGTTAACAAGGATAAGGCAATTGCAGAATTGGGGTTTATATATTTTTTCTGTGACCCTAGAAGTGATTACCAATATCTTGTTGACGAGAATGAGAGAAAGGAAGCTATTAAAGAAGGAGAGGGTATGCCTCCCAAATGGGAGCCTGATAAGGTAGTAAAGGATGCTATGGAGTTCTACATGTCCTTTAAGCCAATCTCCGCTTTACTCCTTGAAGACACAAGATTCATGGTTGATAAATTCAGGGCAAAGCTTAGGAATATTGACTTTGACAGTCTTGAAGTAAAGGAGTTTAAGGAGATTACCAGCATTGTAAAGCAGATTACTCCACTTGTCAAGGACTTGGATGAAGCAGAGAAGGCTCTCAATTCAGAAATAAGAAACTCAGGAAAGATGAGAGGTTCAGGAGAGAAGACAATATTTGAAGATGACTTAGCAATATAATTATGTTAGAACACTTTATAGAGGGACTTAATAATCATATTAAGGGAAGAAGAGAAGTTTTGGGTATTCAGACTATAGGCCATTTGGTTTTGCAAAGAGAGATTATCCCACATAGTACTTTTAAGGTTTTGAAGACTTATAAGTATACTGTTTGGTTTGTCAAAGATTTCAAGACATATGAGGTACTTACACTAAAGCATACAGTAAGGTCTCTTACTGGTCAGGAAGAGTCTGTAAATAAGGATATGAGTGTCACATTATCTGAAATGTTGTTTAATTGGGTAGGCTCATCATTCTATGATGAAGTCATAAGGGGAGAATATAATGGAATTCCAGAGGATTAAAATGAACAAATATCAGACTGAGCTTACTGATGAATTGGTTAATAGTCTTCCTCAAGAGGTTCAGGACCAATTATTTGATATTATAAATAATGTAGAGTTTGTTAAGAGACTGATAAGTCCTACAAGAGAATACGCTAAAGACAGGCCAAGGGATGATAGAGGTAGAATTATTGTAGATTTAACCAATCCCCATATACTTGAGAATATGGATTACTTCAGGCCATCTGCCATACATTATGAGAAGTATGGTACATTTACTAACCTTAGGCCTAATGCCAATCCTAATAGTGAATATGGTAAGTGGATAAGAGAAGAGAGAAGAAGGATTTGGGAGGGATATGTAAGAGAATCTGATGGAGAATGGGTTACAGGATATTTGTATTGGTTCCTTAATTATTCTCCTATGATGCTATCCAAGATTAGGGAGTACAAAGATAAGGATGGCAAAAAGAGGAAGTCAAAGAGAGCAGATAGAGTAGAGTCATTACCTGAGTGCTGGGAAGGTATATATTGGAGATTCCATTGCTTAGACCAAGCATCAAATGGTGGCCTTTACAACAACTTTGAAGGAGGTCAGCACATGGCTGAGCTTGCATCCAGAGGTAAAGGTAAGTCATATAGTCTTGCATCAATTCTCAATCACATATTTGTAGTGGGTGAGAATAAGGATGCACACGAGAAAGTAAAGGGTATAGTAACTGCTTATCAGAAGGAGTATCTCACCAAGGATGGTGTACTCAACAAGTTTGTAGATATGGCTAACTTCTGTGCAACTAATACTCAGTTCCCAAGAAAGAGATTAAAGAACTCTTTACAGGAAATGACTTGGACAATGGGGTATAAGGATATGGAGTTGGATATTGAAAGAGGCACTCAGAATACAGTCTTAGGTGTATCATCTAAGGATGATGAATCTAAGTTGAGAGGTAAGAGAGCTGCCAAGATTCTTATCGAGGAGTTTGGTACTTTCCCTAGACTTGTAGACCTATATAATGTATTGTTACCTTCAGTACAGGATGGTGATATTATCTTTGGGCAAATCTATATGTTAGGTACTGCTGGTGATAATGAATCAGACTTTGCTGGTGCTCAGGAAATCATGTATAACCCAAAGGGTTATAATATGTATGCCTTACCTAATGTGTTTGATAAGTATAATCAGGGTAAGCCTTATTTTGTATTCTTCTTCCCCGGTTATGTAAACAGGAAAGGATGCTACAATGAAGATGGTGTATCTGATATTATCAAGGCACTGATTGAAATCCTTATGAACAGATACAGGGTAAAGTATAATTCTACTGACCCTAATACTATTATCAAGACTATTGCTGAGGTCCCTATTACACCTGCTGAAGCTATTGTGAAGACAGGTGTAAACATGTTCCCTATAGCTGATTTGACTGAAAGAATAGGCCAATTGGATTCCAATCCTACAGAGTATGATGATGTTTATGTAGGGGATTTGGTATTTAGCAAGGATGGGAAGGTGGAGTATAAGCCTACTTCTGCACAGCCTATCAGAGACTTCCCACATAAGGATAATAAGATTGAGGGAGCTATCGAGATATTTCAGATGCCTGAGATTGATAAGAATACCAACAAACCTTACAACGACAGGTATATATTAGGTGCTGACCCTTATGATGATGATGAGTCAAATACTATGTCATTAGGTTCCATATTTGTATTGGATTTGTGGACTGATAGAATAGTAGCTGAGTACACAGGAAGACCTTCTTTTGCAGATGATTACTATGAAATTTGCAGGAAACTATGTCTCTTTTATAATGGTAGGCTGAACTATGAGTATAATAAGAAAGGCTTATTTTCTCACTTCTCGACAAGAAATAGTCTTTATCTGCTTACAGATGTATTGGATTTCTTGAAGGAGAAGCAGATGATGAAGGATGGGATAGGTAACAAAAGTAAAGGCACCAATGCCTCACCTGCCATAAATGCCTATGCAAGAAGTAGGTTGAGAAGTTGGCTACTATCCCCAGTTCCTGTTATTCAGACTATTGATGGAGAAAGCAAGGAAGTAATGGTTCCAAGACTGTTTACTGTGAGAAACAGGGCACTGTTAAAGGAGCTTATCAACTACAACTCTGAGGGTAACTTTGACAGGGTATCAGCTATGGGAATGTTGATGCTTCTCAGAGAAGATAAAATGATAAAGTACCAAGGTAATATGGGTAAGGACAGGCAAGAGAATGCTGAAAGTAGCTATGATGGAGAAGACGTATTCTTCAAGAGAAATTATCATCCTTGACCTTGTCAGTAAATTTAGTAAAACGGGAATGGACACTTAATAAATTATTTATATACTTGCATGGGATTATATTTTTATTTAACTTTGCAAAGTAACTAGATTGAAGTATATGGAAGAGAAGTACATAGTATACCTACATATAAATAAGACAAATAATAAAGTCTATGTAGGAATAACCCGTTTCACGAAGAATCCTAATAGGAGATGGAGAAATGGCATAGGGTACAAAGAGACTTCTTTGATATATAAGGCTGCTCTGAAATATGGATGGGATACTTTCAGTCATGTAATACTTTGCAAGACTACAAAAGAAAGGGCATGCCTATTAGAGCAATCTCTTATAAAGCTCTATAAGAGTAGAGGACTAAGCTATAACATAGGATTGGGAGAAGAGGGTGCTGAATCCTTTTCAGATGAAACTAAGGAGAAACTTAAACAGTATACTCCTTGGATTAAGGGTAAACATCATACTGAAAAAGCTAAGAAGAAAATAAGTGAAGCAGGAAGAAGACCTTGTTCTGAAGAGACTAAAAGGAAAATTGGTAGAGCTAACAAAGGCCATAACAATGGCATGTATGGTAAGCATGTTTCTGACTATGTGAAGAAATTAATATCTGATAAATTTAGCAAGCCTGTATTTCAATTGGATTTGAATAATAACATTATTAATAGATTTTCCTCTGCTTCAGAGGCAGAAAGGTACTTAAATGGTAGAGGCAGTCATATAGGCTGTTGCTGTCTTGGCAAGAGGAAAACTGCTTATGGATATAAATGGAAATATGAGTGATTTTATACAACTTCCTCCACAGCAGTTACCTTTTAGCAAAAAGAACAGAAAGTGGAGGAAACAAATTTTGGATTGGGCAGATAGTAAGACCTTCTTCAATTATAACCTAGTCAGAAAATCTGTAGTACATAAGAAGATTAACTACGACCTTCTTAATGGCAAGCTTCATATGAGTGACCTTGAGATGATATTGAATCCTGAGAAGATACAGGCAAGTTTTGTACCTAACAGGATTCAACATTATCCCATTATGAACAGTAAGTTAAATGTACTGAGGGGGGAAGAGGGTAGAAGAGCTTTTGATTGCAGGGTAGTGATAACTAATCCTAATGCCATCTCTGAGATAGAGAATAATAAGAAACAGGAATTACTACAAAGACTGCAAGAATGGGTCTCAGCCTCTTATCAATCAGAAGAGGATGCTGCTAAGGAGCTTGAGAAAATAGGTGACTATTACACCTATGAATGGCAGGACATTAGAGAAATCAGAGCCAATGCCTTGTTGAATCATTATAAGAAGGAGTTGAATCTGCCCTTGATTCTCAACCAAGGGTTTATAGATGCAATGGCAACAGGGGAGGAAATGTACCAATGTGACATAGTAGGAGGAGAGCCAGTTGTTGAAAGGTTGAATCCCATGAAGGTTAGGATATTCAAGTCAGGATATAGCAATAGGGTTGAGGATGCTGACATGATAATCATTGAGGACTATTGGAGTCCCGGCAGGGTTATTGATACTTTCTATGACGTATTGACAAAGAAGGATATAGAGTACATAGAGAAGATACCTGACCATGTAGGACAGGCTGCTGTAGACTCTATGGGCAATGTTGATGAAAGGTATGGATTTGTCAATAACTACATGATTGGGGATGAAATAGATACTGAAGCAGAAGGATTCTTTTGGGACCCCTTAGGAGGACATGATGGCATAGCCAATTCCTTATTACCCTTTGATGTTACTGGAAATATCAGGGTACTTAGAGTATATTGGAAGTCAAGAAGGAGAATAAAGAAGATAAAAAGATATGACCCTCAAACAGGTGAAGAGATATTTAACTTCTATCCTGAGACCTATGTAGTAGATAAGGATGCTGGTGAAGAAGAGCAGATATTTTACATAAACGAGGCTTGGGAAGGAACAAAGATTGGTACTGACATATATGTCAATATGAGGCCAAGAGTAGTTCAATACAATAGACTCAGTAACCCTTCAAGGTGCCATTTTGGAATCATAGGCTCAATTTATAATCTGAATGACAACAGGCCCTTTAGCTTGGTAGATATGATGAAGCCATATAATTACATGTATGATGTTATACATGACAGGCTTAATAAGCTACTGGCAAGGAACTGGGGAACATTATTAAGACTTGACTTTGCCAAAAAGCCTAAGGGTTGGGATGTAGAGAAGTGGTTGTACTATGCAAAGACTATGGGTGTTGCAGTTGAGGATAGCTTCAAAGAAGGTAACCTAGGTGCAGCCACAGGAAAAATCGCAGGTGCCCTGAATAATGCATCTACAGGAGCAATTCCTACATCTGACGGTAACCAGATACAGCAGTATATAAACCTTCTTGAGTTCATAAAGATGGAGATGACTGAGGTTGCTGGTATTACTAAACAAAGGGAAGGTCAGGTAAGCAATAGAGAGACAGTAGGTGGAGTAGAAAGAAGTATGTTGCAATCCTCATACATTACAGAATGGCTGTTTATGACACATGATGATGTAAAGAGGAGAGTATATGAATGCTTACTTGAAACAAGTAAGGCTGCGTTGAAAGGAAGAACAAAGAAGTTTCAGTATATCCTCTCAGACGGGTCTTTGAAAGTGATGGAGATAGATGGGGATGAGTTTGCAGAGTCAGATTATGGGCTTGTAGTGGATAGTAGTAATGGAATTCAGGAACTGAACTCAAAACTTGATACTTTGGCACAAGCAGCTTTGCAGAATCAGGCTTTGACATTCTCGACTATTATGAAGTTGTCTGGCTCATCTTCACTTGCTGAAAAGCAAAGGCTTGTTGAAAAGGATGAGAGGAATCTACAGGAAAGACAGGCTCAGGCACAGCAACAGCAATTACAGGTACAGCAACAGGAAATAGAGCAAAAGGCTCAATTGGAGCAAGCTAAGTTGCAACAGGAAGATGCCCTCAATAGAAGAGATAATGAGACTAAGATACTGATTGCACAAATGCAGGCTATGAGTAAAAGTAGTGAAGACGGTAATTCTACAGAATTGGAGTACTCACAGGAGGCCAAAGACAAACTACTTGAGCAGATAAGGGAATTTGATTTAAGACTTAAGCTTGACAAGGAAAGGCTAGAGCATGATAAGGAGAAGGCTGAAATTGATGCAAGGCTCAAGGAAAAACAAATAAATAAGCAGAAAGCAACTTCTAATAACAATAATAAGCAATGAAAAGATTTAGAGATATTATACAAGATATAAAAGCTCCAAGTACAAGTGACCTCTGGATTAATAATGGAGAGTTGAAGTACTATACTGGTAATGGCTGGAAAGCCATTGCTGGTAATGGCTCTTCCGATGTATATGTTCTACCGGGTAACCTTCAAACAACAGAAGGATGGTTTACAACAGACGTAGAATCTATTGTAGGGAATTGGGATGAGTTTACAAAAGCTGTCTCAGGTGGTAAGGTAATTGTTGGTTATTTTCAAAACGAGGGACAATTTATCAAAAGTACTGTCTCAGTGGCAGAAAATGACGGGGTAATCTTTTTAAGTTTTAGCTTTTATCAGTTTCTTTGTGTATATATTATTGACCAAAGTTATATAACTATTTTTACTATTGATGATTTTCTTTGTGCGAGTTCTGTTGTAGACAGACTAGATAATTCAGGAACTGAATTACCTCTCTCTGCCAACCAAGGTAGGATTCTTAATGATAGGGTAACAGAATTAGAGAGTAAGTCTAATGTTGCAGTGCTTACACCTACAGGTACAAAACTAATGGAGTTGGTATCCAGTAGTCCTAATGTTACACAAGAGCAGTTGGTTGAAGCAGGTTTCACTCCTGAAATATGTAGAAGGTTGAATGCTGGAGAAGTGATTTACATGAGTGGTGAATGTGCTAGTTTTAGTAATGAAGCCTTATATCCAATACAGGGTATTACCCTTAATTCCTCTCCTGATTTAGTACCACCTTATTTGTGTTATTGCTACTACAGTGGTTATAAGGGTGAGGGCACTGCCAGTTCAGGGTGCTTTATTACAATTAAGGAGAACTCCCCGGGCAAGTACCTTGTAGATTATATTGAGGTGTAGTATGGAAATGATGAAAAAGAAACAGGTTGTTGCTTCCCATAATAGAGAGCCTCTTATAGAGAATCTATGGTTAAGGGATGGCAAGTTGCTATACTTTGTCAATGGAGAGTGGCAACCTGTATTAGGTCAAGATTCTAAAGTAATTATAGAGTAACATGTTCACTAAGAATCAAATAGAAGAAATTAGAGACAAATTGGCTCAGTTGGGAGTCAAGGATACAGAGTTTAAGGTAACAGAAGAAGTATCTGAAGATGATATGATAGCCATTGTCTCAGGTGGTGAGAATAAAATAATCCTGTTGAAAGACCTATTGAGTGAAGCAGCAGGTACTATTATTATCGAGTAAAAAAAAAAAAGAAAATGAAGATTGTTAACTCAATTATGCCAATGAATGATATAAAAGCATTGGCAGCAAACAGACAAAAATTAAGAGTAGCGGTAACAAAAACTTCCGCACAAGGTAAGGCAGCACAGAGTACTACCCCAAACCTAATGAGTTTTAGTACCGATGAAAACAGTGTGTGGTTTAATGGAAGGAAGTATGGGGTGCATCTTTTTAAAGATAGCATCTATACTCTAAGTACTAGTTCCTCTCATCAGGATATAGTAAATGCTTTAAATGGATTAGATAATAGTAATATAAAAAGCTTTGTAGATACAGGCGTTATAGGGGTTTTTAGACTTAATGAATCTCCAGATTATTATCTGGGTATTGTGACATTAGGCTATAAAGGGGAAGGACCTACACATATGTATTTATATATAACTGATAATTACTACAATACTAAATATATTTTAATCAATATATCTACTCCTGCAAAGTACGTGGTAGAAGCAGTAGAAGATAGTTCCTTGTTAAGGGAAGCTGATGTTGCAAATAGCCTAACCCTTACTTCTACTACAACACCCCTTTCGGCTGCAATGGGTAAGAAATTGCAGGATGAGAAGTTGGCTAAGAGTGATGTAGTGAATAACCTTACCACTACTGACACTTCAAAAGCCTTATCAGCAGCTCAAGGTAAGGCTCTTAATGACAGAATCTCAGGTTTGGGCAGTGTGTATAGAGTGAAGGGTACTAAGACTAACTTATCTGATGTACTAGCACTTACTGATGCAAAGGTTGGTGATGTTTGGAATGTGACTAATGCCTTTACTTTAGGTGGTAATCCATATCCTGCAAATACCAATGTTGTATGTATTGCAGCAACTAGCTCATCTGACCACGATGAAGGAAATTGGGACCCGTTGGGAGGTACTGTTAATTTGAGTATTTATGTGCCTAAGGGTGATATAGTTGATAACCTATCAACTTCAGATTCAAAAAAGCCTCTCTCTGCTAAACAAGGACTTGCCCTTGCTACTATGATAATGGAATTAGAAGCTAATGGGTCTTCTTATCGTCTTCTCAAAACATTTGAAAGTAGCACACCATCTTCTCAAGGAGAAGTAGATGCTATTCTAGGCCCCTATAGTAGCTTTAATGCCGCCCTTAATGCAGGTAAGATAATACGTGGAATATATAAAGATGGCTCCAATAGGTTGAATACAGTAACATTCTCAGCATTCAATGATACTACTGCTAATAGAGTTAGAATGTATGCAATGCTAAATTCTTCTACCATGGTAGCCGTACTAGCTAACCACAATGGAACTAATTGGATTTCTGCCACTATAGATGAGGGTCCTCTTGGTGCAGGCATTACCATAGAGTAAAAAAAGTTATGAGTGCAAAAGGTAAAGAGTTTAAAGTAAATGTATCTACCAACAGGGCTACTGCAATAAGTAACTCTGCTGGTAGTTACTCTAATGTATTGTATTTCCCTATAGATGATGATAATGTCATCATATTTAATGGGAACATATATGATTGGAATGCAAGTACAGTATCTCCTAAGCAAATTGGCAACAGTGAAAACTTGAATAACTATAATACTTTAAGCAAATTAGGAGTATACTATTCTAGTGGAGGTAATAGTATTACTAACAAGCCCTCTGGAGTCAATAATTTTGCTCTCCAAGTATTCAAAGATGGAGTAGGAGATACTTCTGTAAGTCAGACATTATACGCTAATGATACTATATATGTTAGGAGATATAATGGTACTAGCTGGTCTTCTTGGACTGAGATTGGTGCAGGAGGTATAACTTCTATACCTCAAGCTTCTAGTTCAGCATTAGGAGGTATAAAGATAGGGTACTCTGATAATGGCAGGAATTATGCTGTAAAGTTGGATAGTTCTGGTAAGGCTTATGTTAATGTACCATGGGTAGATACAAATACAACATATGATGTTGCTACTATTGGTGCCAATGGACTTATGAGTTCTAGTGATAAGTCCAAGCTTGATGGAATCCAAGCAGGTGCAGATGCTGTGTCATTCAGTAGGTCTTTGTCTTCAGGTACAAAGATAGGTACCATTAATATTAATGGTACCAATACTGACATATATGCTCCAACAGCAAGAATTCCAGTTGAGTATGGAGTAGCTACCTCAGCTACACTAGGATTGGTTAGGATTGGGTATCCTGAGAGTGGCAAGAATTATCCTGTTGAGCTTAATTCCTCAAATCAGATGTATGTCAATGTCCCTTGGACTGACAATAACACAACTTACTCAGCAGGAGCTGGACTTAGTTTATCAGGAACAGCTTTCTCCCTAGTGAAGGCAACACCTACTACACTAGGTGGTGTAAAGGTATCCAGCACTGAGATTAGAACAATATCTACTGTTGCTGCTATTACTTTTGGTTCACAGAACAGAATATATCCTGTTCAGCTTGCTTATCCATCAGGTAGTGCAGGAATAGATGGTAATAAGGTACTTTCAGTGTATGTTCCTTGGGAGAATACTACTTATAGTGTAGTAAGTACCTCAAAGAATGGGTTAGTCAGTATGAATTCTGCATTGGCAGAGCTAGCCTACGAAGATAAGGATGCTGGTAACCTAGGTTCTCTTGCTAGATTTGGAGAGACGGGCATGTTGGAGGTTTCAACAATTGTGGAAGATGACTTAGCTCTGGTTAATAAGAGTAATAGCTGGACAGTATATCAGGACTTTAAGTCAGGTGCTGGTAATTCAGGCTCTGATATGAGATTCAAAAGGGAAGTCACATGTATGCCTGATGTGCTGGATAATCTGATGTCATTAAACGTCATAAAGTATATATGGGAACACCCTGATGAAAATGGTATAAGATGCACTTTTGGTGTGAAAGCTGACCAGCTTCTGTCACTGGGTGGTGTATATGCTACTATGGTCCACAGCAGGGCTGATGAATATGATACCAAGTGGGTAGAATATGATAGATTTGGTGTGCTGGCAATCAAGGCTTTACAGGAGGTTGTGGCAAAGAACAAGCAACTGGAGAGCAGAATAGAATATCTTGAGGATACGATAAATTCTATGAGAAAAGTATGGGAAGAGAATTTATGACACAAATAAAGGCAGTAAAGAAGGTAGGAGGTTCCCTACCTTCTGCTACAAAACAATTTTGTACAGCCTCTTGGCTTGCAGGCCATTCTAGTATATTTAATACCAATTCCCTACAAGGGTATAAAACAAAGGACTTTGTAAGTGAGATGGACATAAAACCTGCTATAGTAACACGTAAGTATGAAATAACAATTCCTGAGGTGAGGGTTTCTTTTGCATTTGAAAGTGGTACCCCATCTGGATTTAGTCATCTTAGTGACTCTGACCAATTATCACAGACTAAGGCAGTCTTATGTGCAGTACCTGTTGATGGTGGTCAGATTTCTTCAAGTGTATATACTCCTACTAATGGTGGTAGAGATGACAGTTATGGTGCACAGTATATGCTATTCTCAGGCATGAAAATATCTGTTGTTGCAGGCACCTCACTAGCTAAGTTATACATAGTATTGTATAATGACCAAAATACCATGGTTCAGTATAATAATAAGAGCATTACCAATCTTATGTCAGGTAACAACATATATAAGCTGTCTAATGCTATTATGAGAAATAATTCTGTTTACAGTAACTCGTTTAATGGTGCAAATTACACAAAGACACAAGCAGTAGGTGATTCTAATGGTAATGCTACTAATTCTGTGTGGTGTGTTATGCTTCCATTGACAGATGATGGAAAATCTAATGGGAGTTATTCAGTAGGTTCAAGCATGGAGACACCTCCCGCTAATGTCAATTCTAATCAGCGATTATACAACTTCAAGGGTTCTATAGTTTACAACAAATTAGGTTCATTTACTCCAACTACATAGCTATGAGAAAGATATTAGTAAGTATTATATCAGTGATTATGCTGGCTTCCATATCCTGTTCCATGTATTACTGCAATGGGTATAAGAAAATATCTGATGAGTTGGCTGTTGCAGTGAATAACAATAAGGCATACTCCTTGGAGAACAGTTCCCTGAAGAAGGAAAATAGAGTGTATAAGCTAACTGCTGAGCAGCTTGAGTATTACAGTGATTCCATTACTGTTGAAATGGACAGGATTAGAAAGGAGTTGAAGATAAAGGATAAGGATTTGCAATACTTACAATATCTGTTATCTACATCAGAAAGGATAGATACTGTTACTTTCCAAGATACCATATTCAGTGAAACAACATTTCATGTTGATACTCTGATTGGGGATAAATGGTATCAGTTGAAGCTGGGAATGAAATTCCCTAATGTCATTACAGTGCATCCTAAATTTGTAAGTGAGAAATACATAGTTACACATAGCAAGAAAGAGACTGTAAATCCTCCTAAGAAATTTTTTCTGTTTAGATGGTTTCAGAAGAAACATAGAGTGGTGGAAGTTACTATTGTGGAAAATAGTCCTTATGTGAATAATAAGCAGCAAAAATTTGTTGAAATAATTAAATGACATGATTGACCTAGGTATATTAATTACTGGAGGAGTAGGGATAATAACCACAGTAATCAGTGGTTGGACTTCTTGGTTCTTTGCAAGAAGAAAGTATAATAGTGAGGTAGATAATAACCTCATAGAGAACATGCAGCAGTCTTTGGAGTTCTACAAGAAGCTGTCTGATGACAATAAGAATAGGCTTGATGAGGTTCTTAAAAGAAATGCAGAGCTGGAACAGGAAATAAGGGATTTAAGGAAACAGATGTTCAGTCTCATGAATTCCATCTGTACTGACCTTACTTGTCAGTTGAGGAAAAGAAACTTGAATTTATTTAATGAGCAAAATGGAACTGATAGTAGACAGGAAATGGAAGAAACAGAGTTACACGATAAGTAACCTTCTTGTAGATGGGAAGTGGTTCTGTAATGTACTTGAAGACACTGATAGAGGATTAGATGATAGCATGAGTGTTGCCAAAATCAAGTCCCTAAAGAAATCAGGCATTACAGCAATCCCTAGTGGGACTTATGGTGTAACTTTAGATGTATATAGCCCAAAGTTTGGGCCTAAATCTTTCTACAAAGAAACATGCAATGGCAAATTACCCAGACTTCTTAATGTAAAGGGGTTTGATGGTATTCTTATACATGCAGGTAATACAGATAAGGATACTTCAGGATGTCTCTTGGTAGGTGTAAACTCTGAAGTTGGTAAGGTTTTGAATAGTCAGGATACATTCAGGAAGCTATATAAGCTACTTCAAGAGGGCAAGAATAGAGGTGAGAAAATAACCATAAAAATTCTATGATATGGCAAAGAAGTGTGGCTGCAAAGGAAAAGGTAAGAACAATAGAGGTAAATGATTATGGATGCAAGAATAGTTTCAAATCAAGTTATAAATAGCCTTCAAATATCTGTACTGAAGGAGGTGCCTTCAGGGAACTTCAATCCCGGAGTCAACTTCCTACTGAAGAATATATCTGATGATGATGTGGAGGTTACTATAATTCCAGCAGGACAAAAGGATAGCATAAAGACTATTCTAGGTGTTGGATGGAATCCAGAGATATGTAAAGGTGTTATAAATGCTCCTTCAGGAGTTCTTCAATATGGATATTAAAATATGGCAACAGCAATTATAGGTACATTAAAGCATCTTCCTAAGGCATCAATACTGCCTACTTTACCAGAGACAGGTAGACCTAACAGGATATATTTTATTCCCAATGAAGACCCTACAGAAGATAATAGGTATAATGAATATCTATGGGTAAAGGATGAGGCTTATCCTGATGGCCATTGGGAGCTTGTTGGTCCTACCACAATAGACCTGACTGATTATGCCACTAAGGAAGAGGTAAGTGATTTGAAAGACTCCATAGGTGAGCAAATAAAGAAGTATTTGCCCTTATCAGGAGGTACAATGGATAAGGGCAGCAACATATCCTTCCCATTAGATAGTGGGAGTACTGTGTATAATGGTTCTGGAATATCAGTGGGTGGCAAAGCCAGTACTGACATCCTACATGCAGCAGGAGGCACTACTAAAGTCAAAACCTTGAATGGAGAATCTATATTAGGAGAAGGTAATATTATAATAGACCCTTCAAGTGTTCCAGTATCTTTAAGCTGGTATAATAGGACTAGCAGTCAGCAGGATGCCACAATAAACCTGATGATTGGAGATACCACAGTAAACCTATTCCCTAATATATTCAAATTATTTAAGGCTGGTAAAGCTTCCACTTCCGAGTCCCTTAGTATAGAACTTACTGCTAATCCTGGGGCAAGTGGGGTACCACAAGTTCCTACCTCATTATGCCAGTGGAGCATACCTTTGGCTGACAGTAATACCGCAGGTATTATATCAGGTAAGGATAAGGCTAAGTTAGATAATCTATCTGACCCAAAGAATTTGCTAGCTTATGGTGTGGAATGGGATTCTACCAACAGTAGTCCTGTACTTGCTAGAATAGGTAACATGAGCCTGCATAAGTCTCTCCCAATACAATCAGCATTAAGAGGATGTGTATGCCAAGGTAAAAGGATAATGTATTATTTGGACCCAAATGACTGGTCTAAGAAAGCAGATGGTACAGATTCCAGATTGGATGGATATGATGGTACTGTACAGGTAGAAGTACCTGAATTTTATTTGTGGTCTGAAACGGAAGGAACCAAATCCAGAGTATATGTGTCTACCCAAAAAGTAGTTCCTTATGCTATAAGGATTCCTCATATGTTGGTAGATGCTTATAGGAGTACTGTACTTAATGAAGTGCCTGAGGATATGGGCTATTTATCTACACTTCAAGTAAATAGTGCTATTTCAGTTGTAAATACCTCTTCTTATTGTAGAGGAGGAAATAATAGCTCTAGCAGTGATACCTACTTGGAATCGGATAAATTCAGGACTAATTTAGGAAAACCTAGAACAAACACTAATAGGGCAAACTTCAGAACTTATGCCAAAAATGCTGGCAAGATGTTGCTTACTTATGAGTACTACAAGGCAATATTCTATTGGTTGTATGTTATAGAATACGCGAACTTCAACAGTCAGGCAAGCTATGTTGAAGATTTGACTGAAGATGGATATAGACAGGGAGGGCTTGGCAATGGAGTTACTACTTGGAGTGATACTGTTTGGAATACTTATAGTGGCAGATGCCCAATAACTCCATGTGGATATTGTAATGAGTTTGGTAACTTTACTGGAATTAAGGACTTGGTAATTCCTGCCTCAGATGGTATCAATACCATAACCTTCAAAGTACCAAGGTGGAGAGGATTTGATAACGTGTTTGGAGATATTTGGACTAATCTGGATGGTATCCTAATAGATACTCCTGTCGGTGCCAGTGAGTCTACACCAAATTATGTGTATATTATAAATGACCCTGATAAGTTCACTGATACTTTGTCAGATGCACCTACCAATGCGGATAGAGTAGTAGTATCAGGACATACAGGAGGGTATATTACAAAGTGGGCATTAGGGGAGTATGCAGATATAATACCTGTTAGTGTTGGCGGTTCTGCAACTACTTATATGTGTGACCATTACTGGGTAGATTACGATAATACTCAGAATACGCTACTGGTTGGTGGCCGGGCTTCTTATGGTTCTTATGCTGGCTTGGCTGGCTTCGATTCTGCTCATGGTTCGGGTGATGTTATTGTCGATGCCGGCTTTAGGTGCTTAACACTGATAAGCTGATTTGATAAAGAAAAGGAAATTTGATTTCATCCCTATGCAGGATGGATATTACCAAGTTTTATCCATCAATAGACCATAACATATTGAAATCCATAATTTCTCGTAAGATAAAGGACACTAAGGTGCTTGAGATTCTGTATGAGATTATAGATTCAGTGAACGGAATTAATGGGGTATATGGCAAAGGGGTCCCTATTGGTAATTACCTATCTCAATACTTTGCAAACTTGTATTTGACAGGTTTTGACCATTGGTGTAAAGAGGAATTAAAGTGCAGGTATTACTATAGATATGCAGATGACATAGTAATATTAGGTGAGTCAAAGGCTCACTTAAGGAATGTGCTTGTTGCCATAAAGTTGTATCTTAAACATGTATTGAAACTTGGTGTAAAAGGGAACTATCAGATATTCCCAGTAGAATCCAGAGGTATAGATTTTGTTGGATATGTATTTAGGCATGAAGATGATGGTTTCATGGATGTGTTTGATTCTAGAAGCAATAGGTTTGGTGACAGGTTCAGAGACTCTGGCATGAGAGGAAATGACATGGACAGAATAATAAAGTACATGAGACATTCCATGAATGATGGAGAACACTTTACTGAATCTGAAGCTATGGATTTGGTATCTGATATGTATCACACTGAGGGTGGCAGAAAGTATAGTGGAGAAAAGTTTGATATACATAAGGCAAAGGAAATTTGTGAAAGGTATAGAGGAGTGATTCCTGTGTCTGCAACTCCTACTGATGTGTATGTGGCAATCAACTCACAGTATCATGATTATGTTAAGCTGTTTAAGAGTTGGTTTGGTGACAATGTAGACCAAAAGATAATAGAATCTGCTATTATATTCTGGTTCAAAGATGTGGATTGCAAATCCAGAAATAAGGTAGTAAGTTACTTTAAAGAATACTGATAGGACAAGGGCAAGGTATAATCTTGCCCTTTCTTTTTGCATATATAATAAGTATCTTATTTGTGCTTGCAAAGTAATTTATTTACTATATTGTATGGGTGTAAAATTCTATATAACTTTGCATTGTTTAATTATATCATAATGGGAGATTATGGAAGAAGAATTGATTTTAGACAATATTCTAGGAGCAGAGGAAATAGAGAATCTGTTTGTAGATGATGAAGTACAGGATACTTCGCCTGAAGATGAAGTAACTCCTGACCAAGAGGATGGTAAGGAGGATAAAAAGAATAAAGAGAAAGACGAAGAAACTACTGAGGTTATTGATGTAGATAACTTGTTTACAGATGAGCCAGAGAGCGTAGGTAGTGGAAAGGATAATATAAAAGGAAAGGAAGATACTTCCTCTAGAGAGGACAGCACTTCTCCCCAAAAAACTATCTACTCTTCCATTGCTAAAGCCTTGAAGGAGGAAGGTATCTTTCCAGACCTTGATGATGAAGTCCTCTCTAAAGTTAAAGAGCCTGAAGATTTCAGGGACTTAGTGGAACAGCAAATCAAGGCTGGTCTTGAAGAGAGACAGAAGAGGATTGATGATGCCCTTAATTATGGTATTGAACCCACAGAGATAAAAAGGTATGAGAATACCTTGAACTTCCTTGACAGTGTTAAGGAGGAAAATATCACTGATGAGAGTGATAAAGGTGAAGAGTTGAGAAAAAATCTTATCTTTCAGGACTTCATTAATAGGGGTTACAGCAGGGAAAGAGCTACAAGGGAAGTACAGAAATCCTTTAATGCAGGTACTGACATTGAAGATGCAAAGGAAGCATTGAAGAGTAATACCGAATACTTCAAAGGTAAATATGATGACCTTATTGAGGATGCCAAGTTAGAGGCACAGAAAGAAGAAGAGGATAGAAAAGAACAAGCTAATAAACTAAAGGAGTCTATTCTCAATGAGAAGAATATATTGGGAGACTTGTCAATAGATAAGACGACAAGACAGAAGATATATGACAACATATCCAAGCCTATATATAAAGACCCTGAAACTGGAGAGTATTATACTGCTATCCAGAAGTATGAAAAGGATAACAGAGTAGACTTCCTGAAGTACTTGGGTCTGATTTTTACATTGACTGATGGGTTCAAGAGCCTTGATGGTCTGGTAAAAGGCAAGGTAAAGAAAGAGGTAAAGAATGGCCTGAGGGATTTGGAACATGCTATTAATAACACTGCAAGAAGCTCAGATGGTAATCTGAAGTTTGTCAGTGGAGTAGATGAAGACCCTGAATCATTCATAGGTAAAGGTTGGAAAATAGATGTCTAAACAATTATACCAAGGATAAAAAGGTTGATACAATGGGAAGGAGACCCTAATCTCCTACCCAACAGAGAAAAAAACAAACATAGTGTATAAGGATAAGTCTGCTTCTTACTCTTCACTTATAGAAGTGTGTGAGAACGCAGATAATCCTTCACTTCCATATGTATTTACACTGGGTCCTGCTTATACCCGTAGGGCAATATGTATCAATAGACTTAGTCATATTGATGTTGTCAATACGGAACTTAGTAGTAGTAGTATATTCATAGAAACTTCGACATATTCTAAATATACCTCTAATGATACTGCTATTCCAATTACAAACTCAGATGGAATGTATAATGGTGTTGTTATGCCGGGGATATATCTTGTTACCTCAAGTGCAGGTAACATACCAGTAGCAGTAACACCCATTATTGACAGTAATGACATAAAGAGATTGGCTCAAGATACAACTTCTGCAATAGATACAGAAGTTAGGACTTCAGGTATTAAACTACAGAAGTTTACCCCAACACTTTTGTTTTCTGAACTTACCAATTCAAGGATACTTTGGAACACAAATAATACAAGAGCTTTTGTTTCATATGGGGGCTGCTACATTCCTATATTGCTTTTTGGAAATGGAAAAGACTTGAAGTCTGAAAGATTTAATCCTGAAAACATAAGAAAGGCATTGACTTCCAAAGATGAAGTACTGGTATTGTTTTCATCTGTCAATTATAATGACAATGAATTGACTAAACTAAATGATGGTACTACTTATAAGTTGGATAAGACTTGGGAGGACTTGGGACTTCAGGATTTGTATGAAGAATATTTGAAATCTAAGTAAAGATTATAATTTTAACTAATAAACAATTATTTTATGGCTGGAAAATTAGGTAAGTTTCAGATGGTGAGCTTCCAACATTGGAAGGGTTTAACTAAAGAGAATCACCTAGGTTCTGTCTTTCAGTTAGCTCCGCAAAGAGCTACAAACCTAATGGTACAACTGCTAGCCTTTTATAGAGGAAAGACACTTGATTCATTCTTGAATCAGTTTCCTGTAAAGGAATTTGAGGATGACAGTGAATATTACTGGGACGTTATTGGCTCTTCAAGAAGGAATATTCCTTTGGTAGAGGCAAGAAAAGAGGATGGAACAAAGGTCGAAGATGATGGTAGCATGATTGGAGAGGGTACTTCTCCTTTCTATCTTGTCTTCCCTGAAGATTGGTTTGCAGATGGTGAGTACATTGTAGGTAATCTAAATGAGTTGTATCAATTCAGAATTTTGGGAGACCCTAGAATGGAAGGTACCAATGCAGTTTATAAGGTGGAACTTGCTGGAGGTAATACAGCAGGAGTTCCTGCTGAGAGACTGCTTGCAGGAGAAAGATTCTCTATTGAGGCTGCATTTGTAGAAAAGGAATTGTCAAGAAAGGTTGGTGATGTAAGATACACAAGCCCTGTTTCTATGAGAAATGAGTGGTCTGTAGTAAGAATCCAACACAAGGTTCCCGGCTCAATGCTAAACAAGAAGTTGGCTGTAGGTATTCCTGTTATCAAAGAGACTGATGGCAGATATACCAAGTCAGTAGCTAAGATGTGGATGCACAATGTAGACTTTGAGGTAGAACAGCAATTCTCTGAGTACAAGAATAATGCTCTTGCATTTGGTAGAAGCAACAGAAATTCCAATGGTGAATATATGAACATTGGTAAGTCTGGTGGTGTAATCAGGACTGGTGCTGGCTTGTTTGAGCAGATGGAGGTTGCTAATACTATGTACTATAATGTATTTAGCTTGAAGCTTCTTGAGGATGCCCTATATGAGCTTTCTGCTTCTAAATTAGACTTTGGTGATAGGTACTTCCTAATCAAGACTGGTGAAAGAGGTGCTATCCAATTCCACAAGGAAGTGTTGAAGACAGTATCAGGCTGGACACAGTTTGTTCTTGATAATAACTCTATTGGTGTTGTTCAAAAGACTCAGTCTCAGTTGCATCAAAATGCCCTGAGTGCAGGTTTCCAATTTGTAGAATATAGAGCACCTAATGGTGTAAGGGTTAAGATTGATGTAGACCCATTCTATGATGACCCTGTTAGAAATAAGATACCACATCCGCAAGGTGGTGTTGCCTTCTCTTACAGATATGATATTATGTATGTTGGTACTATGGACCAACCTAATATCTTCAAGTGTAAGATTAAGGGTGATAATGAATATAGAGGTTACCAATGGGGATTAATGGCTGCATAAGCCTTTGCACATTTCTCAGTTCCCATAGCCTGACCTAGAAACAGAAGAGAGGCTAAAAAATAAAACAAGGTTAATTGCTGGAAGTTCCTTAGAGCTTTCACTGCTTTTTAAACTTCAAACATTTAAATATGGAAGTTAAAGAATTATGGAAGTCCCTTGAAGAGTATAAGGGTATTAGAGTAAGCTCAATTGGTAGAATATGGAAAGCTGCCAATAAGAGTAGAAAAGAGAGAATATTAACAGAGTTTCCAAAAGATAGAGATGGTTATTGTAGAGTCTCAGTTCAGAAATTGGATGGAACTTGGACTTCACAACCAGTACATAGATTAGTTGCTAAAGCATTTATCCCTAATCCAGATAATAAGCAAGCAGTTAATCATATAGATGGAAACAGACAAAATAATAGGATTGAAAATCTAGAGTGGGTAACTCCAAAGGAAAACGTAATACATTCTTTTAGATTTGGGTCAAGAAGAGTATGTAAGAAAGTTCCTAAGAAGACGATTCTAACAGATTTTCAAATAAGTCAGATAGATAAACTTAGAGAGACTTATACAGTCAATCAGATTGCTAAACTCTTTAATATAGAATATCAATCTCTTAAAAACATAATTCATAAAAAGAAACAATGTGAAAGATTGGATAATCAGCAGCCAAGCATATATAATAGCATATATGAAGGTTCAGAGACTATCCCAGATGGGAGTAAGCATTAAGTAATGCTGAAATGCCTTGCTCATCTAAATAGATGATGAAGATATAGTCCGAACTTTAGTGAAAGCTAAAGATATTACATGGACACGATGTAATAGTAACATAAAAATGTGAGAAATCCATTTACAGGACAGATAGGCAATCCTTACATGTCATTTGATGAGGATTCTGCTGTAATACACAGAATGGCTACTCTTGGTATCTGTGTTCTTGACCCAACAAGAACTATGTCATTGATTCCTGCTATTTTGCAAGGATAAACTATAAAGGGGAGTAGGGGTAACTCCTGCTTCCCTTAATTTATTTTTATTTCTATTAAATAAGGAGAAGATATGTCAAAGGAAAAGGAAGAAGTAGATTATGGTACACTTGGTTTTGAAGTAGATGATACAGCACTATCATTGAAGGAAGTGACAAAAGAGGAGGAAAAACCTACAAGGAGAAAACCAAAAACTTCACAGGAAGTGAGAAATATAGAAGAGGATGGTGATGAGCAGTTGATAAGCTGTTTAAGAAATGAGAGAGTAATCGTCAGATTCATTCCCAAACTGGGAGGAATATGGGGAACTAACCCTAAACATCTTCTTGCTGGAGGTATGGCAGAAGGGTCTGTTAGAGTATTTGTAGTACCTAGACTGTCATCAGGCATGTATGTCAATGTACTTACAGACAAGGAGAAGGCATTCTTGGAAGATGTAATGGGCTTGGAATACAATGCTCTAAGTATCTATAAGAAGGTAGATAACTTCTGGGATGATTCTAATGAGAGTGGGATAAATAAGGTAAGACTGACAAAGCAGGATAATTACCTTAACCTGTCCAATCCGGAAGATTATATAAGATATAAAATACTCTTGGCTAACAAGGACTTTGTTGCACCATCATTACAGGCTTTGCAAGATAGACCTAAGGCTTCATATCAGTTTGTCATCATCTCTGAGAATGATGAGACAAAGACTGCTCAGGATAATATGAGCACTACAATGAAGTGCTATAAGGAGTTTGGAAAGATTGAGAGTGATGTGGATACTTTGAGAGTTATCATAGAGACTATTGATGGAAGACCTACATCTCAAAATGCTAAACTAGAGTTCTTGCAGACTAAGGCTAATGAGCTTATTCAATACAATAACAAGCTCTTCCTGAAGGTTATCACTGACCCAATGTTGCCTACTAAGGTATTCATCAAGAAGAGTATAGAAGCAGAGTTAATTTCAAATAGAGGGGGTTTCCTATACTTGAGAAGTGACAATACTCCACTATGTGAGGCTAATGAGGAACCTACATTGAATACAGCAGCCAAGTACCTGAACTCTCCAAAACATCAGGAAATCAAGTTTTCCTTGGAGGCCAAGTTAAAATAAAGAAGAATATAAGATTATGACACTACAGGAGTTTTCAGATGAATTTGATGTTCTCTACAATAACATATCCAGTAACCAAGCTCCGGGCCTTAATGAGTATGAAAAGTCTGTGTTTCTCACAAAAGCTCAGAATGAGATAGTAAAGAACTACTTTACTTCTACCCAAGGAGGTAACAAGTACCAGCAAGGGTTTGATGATTCTGCCAAAAGACAAATAGATTTCTCTACTCTTCTAGTGCAAGAAGCCTGTCCATTGATAAAGGTGGATTCCAAGAAGGGAACTGATATTATGGGGAATGTCACAATCCCCGGAAATATCTATGGCAGTGCTCCTGAAGCTGTGTTATTCAATGCCCCTAGCTTTATTGACAAAATACTGTTAGTGGTATCAGAAAGGATAATCATTAAGGATACAGATAATAATGTAGACAAGTACTATCAGGTAGTGCCTATAAAATTAGATAGTTTGCTTAATAACCTGAGCAAGCCCTATGGAAGACCTCTAAAGAGGCAAGTGTGGAGAGTTATAGAGACTTTTGGGGACCCTAAAGGGTCTGGAGACCAGACTGTAATTCCTACAAAGTACAATGGGTTTAGGTTTATATTGCATGATGCAGATGAACAATTCCTAGGAGAATCTGGAGGTGAAAGTCCAGAGGATACCAAGGCCATTTACTTTATCACATACCTAATCAAGCCTAAGCCAATAGTATTGGAGGACTTGGTTGGTGTATCAGTAGATGGAGAATCACAGCAATCTCCATGTGTCTTGAATAGTGAACTACATCCTGAAATTCTTCAAAGGGCAGTAGAGTTAGCTAAATCTGCTTATATGGGAGATTTGAAAAGTAGTGTTGAACTGGGACAAAGAAGTGAATAATGACAACTGAGGAATTTTCTAATGAATTTGATGTTCTATTGAATAGTTACTCTTCAGGTGGAGTTGAGTTCAACGAGTATGAGAAATCAATCTTTCTTACAAAAGCCCAAGAAGACCTGTTAGTGGAATTATACAATGGTAAGAATCCATTCAGGGAATCATTTGAAGAGACTGAGGAAATAAGGAGATACCTGAGCAACTTGGTAAAGACTTATACTACTACTGAAAAAATAGCAGACATTACTGGAATATCTGATAAGTCTGTATTCTTCAAGTTACCTAGTGACTTGTGGTTTATAGTTTATGAATCAGTTGAACTGAGGGATGATAAGCTAGGCTGTAAGGATGGTAACCAAGTACTTGTGGTACCCACTACCTTGGATGACTACTACAATACATATAACAATCCATTCAGGGGTCCGGGATATAGAAGAGTCCTAAGACTTGACATTGATAACGGGATTGCAGAAATAGTATCAAAGTATAATATAAGCAGGTACTTAGTCAGGTACCTATCTAAACCCAATCCAATCATATTGGTAGCATTGCCTGCCCATCTAAACATAAATGGAGAAAGCAAGATAATGGATTGTAACTTGCATCCTGCATTGCATAGGGTAATACTTGATAGGGCAGTAAGGCTTGCAATAGCAAGCAAGGGTTTGGATACAAACAGAACAAAATAAACTATTGTGTAATTTAATATTAAATTAAAATGGCAACATTTAGTGTGAATCAGGTAAGGCAATTTTATGTAGCAACTGCATTTAAGACTCCTCATGTAATTGAGTCTGATACTGCTGGTGCTATTGCAGTATCAAATGATACTGAAAAGAAACACCTGTATTTTGAATATAAGGGAGCTGATAACAGAATGAGAAGTGACCTTATAGATATAGAAAACATTCTCTATGCAAAGGCAACTAGTGCTGACAGCATGGCTTACAAGATGAAGTCAGCTACCATAGCATTGGATTCAAGTGTTAATGGTGGTGCCCCAGTTGCAGGTCAGGATTATATCCTAAGAATTGCATTTAAACAGTATGTGGGCATGTCTGATGAGGACCAATACTTCAAATATGGCATGGTTCATGCTTATTCTGGCATGACTGCTGATGTATTCTACAAGACTCTTGCTCAATCTATTGCTAAAAACTTTAGCAGGGAAATAGTTCCCTTGATTAAGATTGAGGTGCATAGTGCTGCAACTAAGAGCGAGGGAGGATTTGATGCAAATGGTTATATGACAGTAACTCCTTCTACTAAGGATAATGGTAAGAGTGATAGTACTAACCCATACTATGATGGTACTTCAGCAATTGTAGCTGACATTGACAGCATCAGAATTACTGAGGTAGAACAGCCTTGGAGATTGGGTGTTATGTCTCAGACACCAGTATATTTCACTGTACAGCCAGTTGAAATAATTGTAGATGGAGATGAGAGAGTTTGGGGTACTGTAGAGATGGGTACCAATGGTACAATAGGTAATGGTAAGGTTATTGCAGATTTAGAGTACTTCTGTATGGGTGAAAGAGGAGACATCTACAGAGGCATTGGCTGGCCTAACAACATTCCTACCACTTATCTGATAGACCCAAGTAAGACATATAATGTACTTGATATACACTATGCCTATGTAGGCAGCAATGAGTCAGTACAAAAGTCTGAAAAGACAATAACTATTGCTTGTGCAGATAAAGCAGTTCTCAATCAGATAATCGGTGCAGTGAAAACTGCTACAGGACTTACTATTGCAGACATCTCCTAAAGCGAGATATAAATAAGGAGACTTTTATAGTCTCCTTTTTTTTTATTTACCTAATTTGTGTAATATGATAAGATTTGCTACATTAAAAGCCTCAGGAGAATGCAGGCAGTTGGTAATTGATGCTTCTATAGAATCATACTCCTTCTATGATGATGTCTATATTGACTCAGTAGTCATAGATACTCAGGATACCTTCATGACCTCTGGGCCATCATCAAGCAGTGTATATACAAAAAGCATTGATGGTAATTCCAAGCATGTGACATTAATCCTAGACAAGACAGATTTCAATGCAGCAGTAGATTTTGGTAAGGACTTATTCTTTGTCTATATTACTGTCAAAGGTACAATGGCACCTGATACTCCATGTGGATATGACAGATATTATGATTTAGGAATAGCTGTCAATATGCATAACCTTTATAAGTCACTGATGGGTGGCATCAGACAGGTAGAGGAGACTTGCAATATTCCCAAGCAGCTTATAGACAAATACCTTCAACTGAAGGCTTTTACTACTTCCTTAAAGACAGGGAACTATACTTTGGCAATAAAGTATTGGAACAAGTTCTTTAGGAATTGTGTGATAACAGATAATACAAGTACTAAATGTGAGTGCTCATTATGGATAACTTAAGTAATGTATTGGAAAGGGCATTAACTACATACTTCAATGTACTTTCAAGTACAGGATATGTGTGTTATAATGATGTCAATAAGTTACTGCTTTTGTCCTTGATAGAAGAGCTTACTAGCGGTCCAATGTCTGCCTTTATAGATGATAAGGACTACAATAGCATGAATAATGCCCTATATTGTATATTTGGTACTTCATGCCTGATACCATATCCTCCTACTGAGGAAAGCTCTGCTGTGTATGGTGAAGAGGAATCTATCAGAATATCTGAGGATGGCATGATAAGATTCACACAAGATAACAAACCTAGAACTCCTGCTATATAAGTTATATATTTGCTTACTGCAAAAGATTCAATTAAAACTATTGCAATATTGATTATAAATATCTATATTTGCAATAGTTTTTTATTTATTAATAAGCATGCATATATAGTTATGACATACAGAGAATTAGTTTATTTATGTCTGGATGAGGTAAAGAGTATATCAGATGACTCTACTTTCAATGAGAATCATATTATACTCTTGGCAGATAAGTATAGGGCATTCCTTATAAAGCAAAGATATTCTGATGTCAAGAAGCATATACCTGAAAGCAACTATCAGACTATATGTCTGGATTTGACTAAATCAGTATCTCCTTCTGGCCCATGTGGCAGGACTTATCTTATGAGTAAGGAGGAGATACCTAATATATTAAGTGTCAGCAATACTAGAGTATATCCTATTGATTTCTACCAAGATAGTATAACCTTCATAAGCAGGGATAGGATGAGATATGTAGGATATGACAAATATCTACAGAACATAATATATTGCTCTCTTGCTCCGGATAACCACTTGTATTTAATCTCTATGAATCCCCAATTCCTTTACCTCTCCAAGATAAAGGTAACTGCTATATTTGAAGATGCCAGTGTAGCCTCTGAATTGGAATGTGGAGACAATAAGGAGTGTGATGTGCTTGATAGGAAATTTCCTATTGAAGAGAGCCTTGTTACTCCTCTTGTAAGCCTTATAGTAGGAGAGGTACTAGGTGCTAAATATAGGCCTGATGATGATAAGAATAATGCTAAAGATGATTCATCTGATGTTTCAGTAAAACAGTAACCTATGAGTGATTGTCAGGAAGAGTATAAGAAATGGAAGGAGTTTAGGGTATCAGTGTGTCACTTGAATGAGCATAGGACACATAAGGTATCAGGTTCCTTGGGTGTGTACGATGCTTATAAGCATATAAGAAAAAACAAGTGGTTTGATATAGGTAGGCCATTGACTGAGCATGAGTTTTACAGCATTATAAGAAGAGTCAACAACTATCTGGCTGAAGAGCTACTTAAAGGGCATGATATTAATCTTCCTCATAGGATGGGAAGACTGGAGCTGAGAAAATATGATGCCAAAATCTGCCTTAAAGATAATAAGGTTGTTACCAACTTGCCAATAGATTGGGATAAGACACTGAGGTTATGGTATGAAGACAAGGAATCTTATGATAATAGAACTTTAGTTAGAGTGGAGGAGAAAGAGGTGTTTAAAATCCATTACAATAGAAGCAAGGCAGACTATAATAACCAAGCCTTTTATGAGTTCAATCCCAATAGGGAATTAAGAAAAGAATTGAAGAAGAGAATAAAAGATGGCAAGATTGATGCCTTCAAGTGTTAAACTAAAGGATTGTAGAAATTTAATTGAGATGGATAAATGATTAATAATATTCAATATACTAACATCAGACAGATACTGGATAGACTGAAAAGGCATCCTCTATTGCAGAACCTTACACTTGAACAAGTGGTATCCCACCTAGTTACATTTATTGGGATATTTGGAATGCCAGAGTTATATTTAAATAAGGAGAGTGTACTGCATATAGAAGAGTTTAGGGCCATATTACCCTGTGACCTTGTATCCATAAATCAGGTGAAGGAGTGTAAGACTGGGATATGTTTAAGGAGTATGACAGATAATTTCATGCCTAGAGAACATCGTGATAAGTATGAAGGACATAAAAGACCGCAAGAGTTTGCCTTTAAGACACAAGGCAGAGTAATATATACTTCCTTCAAGTCAGGAGATATAATGGTCTCATATAAGTCTGTTCCAATAGATGAGGATGGGTTCCCATTACTCATAGACAATCCTGTGTTTATGAGAGCACTTGAGCTATATATTAAGATGGAGGAGTTCACTACTTTATTTGATATGGGAAAGATTTCTCCTGCTGTATTACAGAACACCCAACAACAATATGCTTGGTCAGCAGGACAATTACAGAGTGAATTTACTATACCATCACAATCTGAAATGGAATCAATAAGCAGAATGTGGAATACTCTTATTCAAAGGACAAGTGAGTTTGATAATGGATTCTCTTCTCTTGGCAATAAAGAGTATATAAAATTGCAATAGTATGATAAAGAAATCTACATGGCAGATAAAAGGTATGCAGAGGGACTTGTCTGTAAGCAAATTCTCTTCTGAGTATGCTTATGAGAACAAGAATATAAGGATAATGTCTACTGATGATAATACCCTGCTCAGCATAGTAAATGAGAAGGGTACTAAAGAGGTATCAAACATAGAAGGTATAGACTCTATAAAGGGATTGCCTATAGGACAGGCTGTACTTGGCAATTATTTGGTATTGTTTACAACTGACCAAGATAATAAGAAGGATTACATATATAGGATAACTGTTGAAGGAGAATCCTTCCATGGCAAGGTATTATATGACAGTAGTAATGGGAATCTTAATTTTAGTCCATACCATCCTATAGAGACACTATGTTACTATGAAAATGTGGATGTGCAAAAAGTGTATTGGATAGATGGTATTAACCAAACTAGACTGATAAATATAGTATCTGAAACACAAAACTATAATAGCACTTCTTTTGATTTTGTGAGTTCCCTGAATCTTGAGGAAGAAGTGACCATACAGAAGAGTACTCAGGGAGGGACCTTCGCTTCCGGAGTTATACAATATGTCTTTACATACTATAAAAAGTATGGGCAGGAAAGCAATATCTTCTATATGTCACCTTTGTATTATGTATCCTATTATGATAAAGGTGGAAGCCCTGAGGATAAAATTAGCAATTCTTTCAACATAAGTATTAAGAATCTGGACAGGAACTTTGATTATGTTAGAATATATTCCATACTCAAAACCTTAATGGATGGTACTGCTGAGGCTAAGAGGGTAGTTGACCTGCCTATACTAAATCAAAGGATGGAATATAGTATAAGTTCCTATGATGTATCTTTGCCCTCTAGTGCTATGACAATGGTTCTAAGGGAAGGAAATATAAAGGATAAGACCTTAGACCAGTATGAGCCTTCTGGAGGAAGTGGTGATACAAAGTATTGGGAATTCAATACTGACATATACAGTGGTATAGATTTTGGTGGAGATTACTTATATTGGGATGCTGGCACTACTTTTACAATTGTTGTAATTGATGACAAGGAAGCCAATATGTCTCTTGTCAAAGGTAACATGACAGGAATGCTTGACATCTCTTCTATAAATTATGTGGATACTGGCACATCAGGAGATTCTATAGATGCTAGTGATTTATTATATGTAGGAGGAAAGAGTATAGTACCTAGCTCTATGGCTCAGAAAGATAATACCTTATTTCTAGGAAATATCAAGGAAGAGGTTAGAGTAATTGATGATTCTATCAAGGAGCACTTTAGGGGACAATATATAGCTTTTACTTTAGGGAAAAGTATTACTCCTCCTGAGCCTGAGGGATACTATGCCTATAAGAGCCAACTAGGAGGTTCATCTTACACATTCAAAACTTTCAAGTATTTGGAAACCTATAGACTGGGTATACAGTTCCAGCATCACACTGGTGTGTGGTCTGACCCTATATGGATAAATGATGTTAGAAACACAGCACATATAGATACTGACTTGTTTACAGGTGATAAGATAGACCTTCCTGTGGCTCAAATAGATATATATGATTCTGATATTATCAGTAAGCTTATAAGTGAGGGCTATGTCAATGTAAGACCTGTTATAGTATATCCTACTTTAAATGATAGGGAATGCATATGTCAAGGTATATTATGCCCTACAGTATACAATGTAGGTGACAGGAATGGAAATTCTCCTTTTGTACAGTCCTCTTGGTTTGTAAGACCTAATGCTCCATTTGATATTTTCAAATCTACACACTTTAGGGCAGAGAGTCCCCAGTTCAAGTTTTCAACTGCTCCCCCGAATCTTGGTAATACCTTTACAGTACAAAATGCTGATGCAAAATATAAGGTTAATGGCTTGACTGTAGGTGAGGATGGACTTTGGGTAGTGCTATGTACTAGAATTGAAGGAGATGGTATTCCTGCTGCCAGCAATGGATATATAGAGTATACTCCTAGCACAGGAGGGAGACTAGAGAGAGTAATGTACCTTGAGTATATATCTGACCCAAGTGTACCTAGTATATGGGGTGGAGATTATTCAAGTCTAATATCCCCAGAAAGTAACTCTGTAAGTAAATACTCTAGGGGAGGCATAATGGCCAATGATACTACCATAGTAAAAAATGATAATACTGGCTCTACTACTGAACTCGACATTGTGAATATGGGAGCTTGGGCAGAGTTCAGGCATAATGCCCCTATACCTAGCAACAACAATAGAAATGCTGAGATACAGTGTATAGTCAATCCTCCTGAGCCATACCAAAGTGGAGTAACTGAATTAGGTGGTAGTAACTGGGTAGCTGGCAATAGTAACAATTATTATGTAGACCAATCTATTGTAACCTTACACTCTCCTGATATAGAGTTTGATAGCAATTTAGACAACTATGACTTCTCAGGAGCAAAACTTAGAATAGTAGGAGTGGTTCCTTTGACTGCATTTGATTCCAATATAGATATAAATGTATCTACACCTGTGAATAATTACAAGGACAGGTCAGAACTCCCTGTAGGATTCTATAAGGAGAATATAGCAGTAGAAAATGATTTTACCTATATAAGCGCAGTAAAGCACTTGGGGGACTCCCATTTTGGCTATAGGTCTTTAATCTCGGGGGCTTTTTGGTTTGATGAATTAACTGAACGTAAACAGAGTAATCCTAATCTCATTACTACAGGATTTGCAGTATATCCTTGGCACAGAAACGGGTCACTTAACAATACTAAGTGGGCTGTAGATGGGTATAAGTCAGCTATGTTGGACAAGAAGAGGATGATAAATTATAAATACTCATACAAGACAGCCTACTATGATAATGACAACATATGGGTAGCAAACTATGGAGGAGATAATGGTACAGGAATAGCAGGGGTAAAAGTGTTTAATTCAAACGAGGTTACAGCTCTTACCTTGCCTGCTCCTGAAAACTCAGGTCTTGGAGCTTTGATATACTATGGTAATGTAGATAAGGTACTTTCAATGAATGCTGGCCTTACACATAGTGAGTATCCTATAATAATATCAGGGTTTTCAAATACTGGAAATGTAAATACAGCACACAAATTATTTAAGGGTAAATATATTGAAATACCTAGTAGTGATTCAGATACCAATACAGGTGTAGACCCTGTAGTGATAAGATACAAATCATCACCACATGCTGTAGTAGTGTTGAATTACACTAAGGAGAACAAACAAAAGATACTTCCCACAATAAGTGATGGTAATAATATTTCAGATACATGGTATGTAAATGGAAGAAGCAGCACTATAGGGCAATTCTTTTGGGATAGTGATTGTCTAGGTGTAGCACAAGACACCATACCTATTATGAAAGGCCCTGCATATCCTCTTAGCTTGCAGCATGGATGGTTGTGGCTTGGTGAATTATATAGAGATGATATTGCAAACAGATTTGGAGGGCAGTCTGAAGATGCTATTTTGAGTAATTTATGGCTCCCTTGTGGTGAGCCTGTATCTATTAGGGATAGCAAGGGAAGCATTATAGTTAGATGGTCAGAAGGTGATACCTATTATCAGAGATATGACCATTTGAAGACTTACCCATTTTCTCTTAAAGACCAGAATCAGGTTACTGAGGTGGTTTCATTCATGTGTGAGACTAGAGTTAATATAGATGGTAAATATGACCCATTCAGAGGCAACCTCAATATGGCAGCTACATCAGAAAGCTTTAATAAGGTAAATGAGGCTTACTCACAGACCAATAATAACTTTACCTATAGAGTCACTGATACTAATACTGTGTCTGGGCAATACTATCCTAACCTTATCACATACACTAAAACAAAGACCTCAGGAGAGATTACAGATACTTGGACTAATATTACCTTAGCCTCAACACTTGAGTTGGATGGGGATAAAGGGCCTATTAATTCTATCAACAGGATGGGTAATAACCTATACTCTTTCCAAGATACAGGAATAAGTCAAATCCTCTATAATGAGAATATGCAAATATCGTCAACTGATGGAGTGCCTATTGAAATTGCCAATAGTGGGAAAGTTAATGGTAAAAGGTACATATCAGATAAACTGGGATGTCAGAACAAGTGGTCTATATGTGAGACATCTAATGGAATCTACTTTGTGGATGATATTACCAAAGGTATCTTCCTACTCAACAACCAGTTGGATAACATCTCTGATAGGCTTGGATTCCATTCATGGATTAACAGTAGGTCAACTGGAATAAATGTATGGAATCCTAAAGACTTTAGTGGATTTGTAACATACTATGATAAGGTAAATGGAGATGTATTCTTTATAAGCAAGGATGAGTGCTTGGCATTTTCAGAACCATTAGGCCAGTTCTCTTCATTCTACAGCTATGAGAATGTACCATACTTCTCCAATATACTAGATAGGGGACTGTGGGTAAAGGATGGAAAGCTATGGCTGCACAATGAAGGTGATTATAATACCTTCTTTAACAACTACCAGCCTTTCTATACTACTGTCATATCCAATCCTGATATGACCCAAGATAAGATATTCAATACTCTTGAGTTCAGGGCAGACAGTTGGAATAGTGAAGGTAAGTTATTGGATACAACCTATGACACTCTTAGTGTTTGGAATGAATACCAAAGTGGTGAATCCAAGCTTACTCATGTACTTGGAAGACCTTCAAGTCTTAAGAAGAAGTTCAGGATATGGAGGGCTAATATACCAAGAGATAAATCAAACAATAAAGACAGGATGAGAAATCCTTGGTTATATCTTAAGCTGTCTATGGAATCTGAAAACACAAATAAGACCATATTGCATGATATGGTAGTGCACTACTTTGAATAACTCAATAGAGATAGCCTAAAGGGAAGGTAAGTAATAAACTTATCTTCCCTTTACTTTTTAAATAATATTCTTGTATAATTCTGATACTTTACTTATCTTTGCAAATAAATTATTATAACATGGTTAATAGAAAAGTTATAAGGAAACACAATAGTCCTGTTACTGTTGGCATCATCAATAGATATGATGATGGTGGTAGTATATGGGACATTAGCAAACTTTTTACCAAAGAAAACTTAGGTAAACTAGGTCTTGGATTATTAGGCTCTGCTGGTAATACAGCAAGTGGTTTAATAAGCAATGGACTAAATTCAGGAGCAGGTAATGCAGTCAATAAAGTAGGAAGTACTGTAGGCTCTGCTATTAGCACAGTCAACCCTTTATTAGGAGGCATTGTGTCTGCTGGTACTGGGTTAATAGGTGGTATAACCAATGCATTATTCGGTTCAAAGATTAATGAGGAAAATGTCAATAATGTCAGAAACTCCAATAATGCCCTGAGTACAGTTAAAGTTGATAGCAGTAGCAATGACTCTATACTTAATCAATGGTCTAATCAGGACTTTGGAGCAGACTTCTCCCAATCAGATATTGGGAAAGATGGATTGTTCAGTGACAAGGCAGAAGATTTATACAATGAGTTGAAGAAGGAACAAGAGATAGCCAGAGGCAGGGCACTGCTAAGTTATGATAATGCAATAGAAAGTGCTGACAAGATGAATGATTTGAGAGCTATGTCCAATTACATGGCAAAGGGAGGTAAGATTCATATCAAGCCTGAGAACAGAGGCAAGTTTACTGCTCTTAAAAAGAGAACTGGAAAGTCAGCATCTTGGTTCAAGGAGCATGGTACACCTGCACAAAAGAAGATGGCTACCTTTGCCTTGAATGCTAGAAAGTGGAAACATGATGATGGGGGATGGATAGATGAAGAGTTTACTTTACCTTATAGTGCCTATATAGCAGACAGGATAAATAACATGGAACTTAATAACTCCCAAAAGGCTGCTGTATACAGTTCAATATATGGAGAATCTAGGTTCAATCCCTATGCCTATAACCCCAGAGGAGGTGGAAAGGGAGCACATGGAATCATGCAATGGAGAGGTGCCAGAATACCTGAAAGCTCTTATCTGCCTAGCCAAATGGACTACTTGGAAAATACACTTAATAGTGTAGATAGGATGAATTGGTTGAGTAGAAAAAGTCTGAACAACTTTGAGAAATCCAATACTCCTGAGGCCTCCTCTTCTGCATTTGAAAGAGGATATGTCAGGGGAGAGGAATTCTCTAGAACCTCTAAAAGAAAGAAGGCGAGGTCTGTATATGACAAGATGCACACTCCCAACCTGTCTGACTTATCAGATTATAATATGAGAACTATTACCAAACCTAATATACAAGTACCTTTTAATCCATTTGGAGATGGTGGCCTCATGGGTACTCATGGAGCAGACTTTACCAATGGTATCACTGTTATAAATAATGGAGGATACCATGAAGAGAATCCACATGAAGGAGTACAGATTGGGGTTGATTATAATGGAATACCTAATCTTGTGGAAGAAGGAGAGGTGATTTATAATGATTATGTATTTAGTAACAGGATTAAAGTACCTGATTCAGTGAAGCAGAAGTATAAATTGAAGGGTGGCAAAGGTCTGACATTTGCAGATGCTGCCAAAAAGATTCAAAAGGAGTCTGAGGAAAGGCCCAATGACCCAATAAGCAAGAGGGGGTTGGAAGATGGCCTCATAAAATTAATGCAAGAGCAAGAGGCTCTTAGGGAGCAAGAGCAATATGGACTTGAAGGAGTACAATATGCAGAAGGAGGTCTTATACCTGATGATTACACATATACTCCGGTATTTGGTTCTTGGAAATCAGGAGAGATGCCAGAGATTACAGCTACAGCAAAGAGACCCAGCATGATTAAATATGTGGATTATGACATACCTTCTACCATAGAGCCTGTAGGTATTGATGGTCTTTATGCAGGATTTAGTGGCCTGTCTCCTATGGAAATATCAGGTATTGGTAAAGTAGGATATGATATACCTTCTAATGTGGAAGGTACAACTCCTGCTAAGGTTAGGGTACCCAAAAGAAAAGGTAATACAGACAGAAGGGGATTTGATACTACTTGGCTAAGATATGCACCTGTAGTAGGTTCTGCAATAGGATTGGGTCAAAGTATATTCAGCAGACCTGACTATACAGGACCTGATGCAATCATAGAGGCTGCAAACAAAGTAGGTAATTACACTCCTGCAAGCTATAAGCCAATAGGGAATTACCTGCAATATAAACCACTTGACAGGAACTTTTATATAAATAAGCTTAGTGCACAGGCTGGTGCAGCAAGAAGAGCTATCATGAACTCTTCAAGTCCTTCAAGGAATGCTGCACTGCTTGCAGCAGACTATAATGCACAAGGAAAGTTGGGAGACTTAGCAAGACAGGCTGAGGAGTACAACTTGGCACAGAGACAAATGGTAGAGCAGTTTAATAGGGGAACCAATCAAGCAAACTCTGAAATGGGACTTAAAGCTGCAATGGCTAACCAAGAGGCTGCACTAAAGGCAGGAAGTACAAGGCTAAGTGGTATTACACAAGCTATGGCAATGAGAGATGCAATAGATGCAAGAAGAGGTGCAAGTATGAGTGCTAACCTGACTAATCTGTTTGACTCACTGGGTAATATAGGAATAGATGCTTATAACAGGTCTGACAGGGATATGCTAATCAACTCAGGAGTATTCGGTACTCTAAGCCAGAAACCTAAGGAATGGAGTAAAGAAGAGTGGGAAGATTACAAGATGTCTGTAGCAGGAGGCAAGTATTCTAAAGGAGGAAAATTAAAGAAGAGAAGAGGAGGTCTCACTTACTAATATGGCAAATTATAGTTTGGTTGTAAATAGCAAGTTCCAGCCTTTCTCTTTTGACAGGTACTTGCAACCATATCAAATATATGGTCAGAGTTATAAAGAAATTGAGGAACAATATACTGACTTGTCTGCAAAGGCAGGTATATGGGATGGTTTAGCCAATGAGCAGACTGACCCATATACCTATAAGATGTACAAGACCTATGCAAATGATTTGGAGAATCAAGCCAGTCAGCTTGCAAGTGAAGGGCTTAATGCTGTAAGCAGGAAGAACATGCTTAACATGAGAGCAAGGTACAGTAAGGAAATTATTCCTATTGAGCAAGCATATAAGGCAAGGACAGAAGAGGCAGCAGAACAATATAAGGGAAGAGCTGCTGGTATGGTATATGAAGGGGATGCTTCTACAGCCTCATTAGACAGATACCTGAATAATCCCTCTATAAGATTCAATCAGGCTAATAGTCAAGAGGGATTTAAGAGGGTAGCTACTACAGCTTCTGCATTATCCAAAGGATTGAGAGACTATAGAAATGGCAAGAGACTTGACCCCTATGTCAAGACTTGGCTACAAGAACATGGATATAAGGATACTGATGTAGCAAAGGCCATCAATGACATTCAAAGACTGATTAATGGAGACACTGATGTGGATACTAATGGAGTCCTTAATTCTATCCTTCAAGATGAGCTTAATGTCTCTGGAGTAGGCAAGTGGTCAGACAAAGCTGCTGTTATGGACTACTTCAGTAGAGTAGCTCCAGCATTATATCAGGCAGTTGGCCAGACACAAGTATCTCCTTATGAAGATTATGGGGCCAAGTTATCAGCACAGGAAGCTATGCAGAGGAGATTAAAAGCTTTAGACAATCCCACTCCGACACTGAATTATAAGCCTAGGACATTCTCATACTTGGAAGCTAATGGTGCCTTACATGGCATGAAGCAAACAAGAGACAAATTGAATGTGCAAGGTAAGGGATTAAAGGCATCTTACTTTGGTAAGAGAGGAAATTATAATCCTTTGGAAGTATATGAGGAATATAAGAAGATGACAGGAGCTACAAGACCGGGTATAGGAACTGAGTTGTATCAGGCTCAATATGGTGTGGTTAAGTCTTGGTCTGAAGTGAAAAATGATGCTATGTCTGCCCTCAAGAAGAAGTATGGAAATGATATAAAGGTTATATCAGATGAGGATTACAATGCCTTGAAGACCATGGGTTATACTAACAAGTCTTCTCTTGAGGATTTCAAGAATATGGATAATATGATAGATGCTTCTGCCAAGTCCTATACTGAATATTTCATGAATGGAGACCCTGAGTATCTGTCAGAAGTATTGACTAAGAATATAAGTAACCAAAAGAATTGGGAAAAATCGTTGGCTGGAAATGCAACTATCTTGGATAAAAACTTTAGTAGAACTTCCAAGAAGTTTGACCCTGAAGATTATGGAACTGAGGACAATCCTATAGTGGATTTCAGTCACAGTACCAAACATAGGGACAAGATAATAGTATCTTATAAGGATGGGTCAAAGGTTGCATTTAATCCTGACCTTATCTCAGGAGAAATGGGTAACCTGTTCAGACTATATGACAGGAGGATTAAAGAGTTGATGTCTGAGGGATTTACTGAGAAAGAGGCAGAGGATTATGGAGAAATGTTTCTTATGGAAGGTATAAGTTCTATAGGATTGGGCGGATATAATCAATCCTTGACAAAGACCAGTTCTAAAGTTGGGGAAAAATAAATATGGAGTATCAAGATATAACAAAGACAGGTCCTGTAGGTCTTAAAGGACTTAAGGGACTTAACAGGGTCCCTGAAATGGGAGAGTTTGAATTGAGTGTATTGGGAGGTACAAGGGCATTACAACAGTCCTTGGCACCTTCCACCTCTGAGGAGGTAGGCATAGAGCTGGCTGACAAAGGGTATGGTCAAAGTGTCTATGATGAAGACATAAACTTTGTCAGTCAGGCTGATGACCTGAATGAAGTCAGAGCTATAGAGCAGCCTTGGTATGCCCAATTAGGGGCAGGTCTTGCTAAAGGAGCTGTGTTGACAGGTACCACTTTCCTTGATGGTACTGTAGGATTAGTGCTTGGTGCAGGTACTGCAATAAATGAGGGGAGGTGGTCTGGCCTATGGGATAATGATTTCTCCAAGGCTATGCAATCAGTCAATGAATGGTCTGAAGAGACATTGCCTAATTACTATACAAGAGATGAGCAGGAAGAGCCTTGGTATGAGAACATCTTTACTGCAAACTTTATAGGTGACAAGTTTATCAAGAACCTAGGATTCAGTGTAGGTGCCTTCTATAGTGGTAATATAACTGCTGCTGGGTTGAAAGCCTCTAAACTGCCTCAATTAATAGGAGCCATTAAGAACTCATCAAAGGCTCCAGCAATAGTCAATTCTGCTGTAGGAGCTACTATCTCCTCAGTAAATGAGGGAAGAATAGAAGCCCTGAATAATAGTAAGGATTGGTTTGAGTTGCAAAAAGCACAGCTTGATGACAGGTATAATCAAAGGATGCAGGCTATAGGGGATATTTATGGTGGTACTGAAATGTATAATCAGCTTGTATCTGCTGAGAGCCAAGCATATAATGAGGCATTGGGTAAGCTGAGTGAAGACAGGTTAAAGATGGGTAATGTGGATTTGCTTATGAATATGCCTGTCCTGTTGGCTTCCAATATAACTCAGTTTGGCAAACTGTATGCCAATGGATTCAAGACTGCAAGAAAGGCTACCAACATAGTGGAAAAGTCAGGGGAATATACTGCTGGTACTACAAGATTAGGAACCATTGCTGCCATAACAAGAGGTGCTCTGTCAGAAGGTGCTGAGGAGATAGCACAGAGTATAGCAAGTAGGACAGCAGGCAATTATTATTCAACTGATGTAAACAACTTCTACAAGTCAAAGACTGACCCTGAAGCTTCACAGGAAACATTGGATTGGGTTAAGGCATTTGCCCAAGGAGTAAATGAGACTGTCAACGAAGGGTCTTCTTGGGAAGAGTTCTTTATTGGTGCTCTTACAGGTGCACTGGGTATGCCTAGATTCAGAAGTATAAGGAATAAGCAGGGAGGTATCCAATCTCCTGTTACAATTGAGGGAGGAGCCATAAATGAGTGGAGAGATTACAATGAAAGGATGGCAAGGGAAGAGAGAATTGCCAACTACATGAATGACAGAGTAAATTCTCCTGAGTTTAAGAACTACTATCAAGGTCTTATCAGGCATAATAAGTATCAGAATGATATGAATAGGGCTGCTGAGCAGGGTGATGAGTTCAACTTCAAAAATGCAGAGCATGCCCAGTTGGTATCTGATATTGCCATGTTTGATAATGCAGGAAGGATGGAAGACCTTAACACACTTATTGATGCTGCATTTGATACATCAGACGAGAATCTTGCCTCTATTGTAGAGAATACCACAACTACTCTTGAAGATGGTTCTAAGGTTGGCCCATTTGTAGATAGGAATGGAAACCCTATGTATGCTACTCCAGAGGGCAAACAGGAGATGATAGAGAAACTACAGCAGAATCATGATGAAATGACCAAGACCATCAGTGATTACCTGAAGATAAGAGATGACATTGATATTAGGACAGGCCAGCAATTATCAGATGACCAACTTGAGGAACTGACTTGGATGAAGTCCCAGATTGGTAACTGGGCTGAAAGGGCTACAGCTATGTCTGGAGAAGTGAAGTCAGCTATTGGTAATGTAATAGGTAACTTGAATTCACTTCTTAGATTTAATCAGCAAGTCAGACAATTTGAAGGTCAGTCTAACGCAGATATAACTGAGAGATACCAACAGGCAGATAAGAATGTAAGAGTAATTGAAGGTGCTATCAATACTCTTAATATGGTGAGAGGTCAGGATAATAATGTACTTGCTCATACATTGGCAACCAACCCTAAGTTTACTAAGGGACTGATTGATGAGATTAATGAGGTAGATGAAACAGTACTTAGTGCAGATGAGAAAGAGAGTCTTACAGCTAAACTTAATGATATTGTTAAGTTAGGTAATGCTTCCAAGACATATAATGCAAAGCTGAAAGAATACCTTGAGAATCCTCAGAAGCAGGCAGAAGACCATATAAAGGCAGGTGAACAAGCTGCACAACAAGAGGCTGAGAAGAAATCAAATGACTTGAAAACTTCTTTGAGTTCTGCACAGAATCTGCAAGAGTTCAGAGCTATCTTGGATGACCAAGATGATATAGTAAATAGGGATAATACCTTGAAAGCCTTGGAAGATGAAGGTAATGAGATGGCCAAGAACTATAGAGAGACCTCACAATATAATAATGAAGTTAGTAGGATTATACAATCATCAGATGAAGAGCCACAAGTAAAGCAAGATGCTATTAAACTCCTTCAAGACCAGTTTAATAACTCTGAAAATCTTGAACAGGTAGCTAATCCTAATTCTATCTACATTAACAATGAGAATGCCTTTGATGAAGCATCTGAGGGTGATGTTGAGTTGTCTGCAACAAGATTCCAAGAGGCTCAATATGCTTTGCAAAAAGCAATGTCTCAGGTAAATAATGACAATAAGTTTAAGGATAGGTTCTCTCCTGAATATAAGAAGCCTGTAGAGAGAAGAGAAGGTACCACAAGAGGTGATGATAGAAGAGATACTACTGGAGACAGTAGAACTTCTACTGTCCCTACTGTAACAAGTAGTGAAGACTTGCCTGTAGTAGAAATACCTGTTGGCAATGTAACTCCTGAAATGGTTAATGAGGAAAATAAGAAAGCCAATGAAAGGGTGGAAGCCCCACAAAGACCAAGTAGGGATAGAGTCAACCAGTTCTATAGACCTGCCATACCTGAGTTGCATATAGAAGCAAGCAAGGAAGGTGACTTTAGGCCATTTGATGTTGTAGTAGGCGAAAGGGAAAAGGGAGTGGACTTCTCTGGTATCTATGGTTATCTTAGGGACCAGAATACATTCAGATATTTAAATGAAGGTAACTTGAAGGCAGGTGATGAACTTGGGTTTATGATTGACCCAGACTTCAATGACAAAACCATCTTCATTATAGATAGAAAGAATAACCAAGTAGTTGGCAGCTTGGATGAGTCTGATTACAGTGTTTCAAGATATGAGGGCCTGAAGAGACTTGAAGAGAGAATAAAAGATGAGTTTGCTAACAGGGAAAATAGAGCTGGTAAATTCATTGCCACACCTGTTACAAGGGTATCCAAGATAATGATAGGTAGGATTCCTTATGGTAATACAGAAAGAAGTCTTAAGGATATTCCTAATGTATCATCAGATGATAGAAGACCTGTTTTCGGAATCATCAAGAATGGAGTTTTGACAACTAATGGCAAAGTTGATGACAGTCTTGTTATCAAGCCAGTAGATATGAGCCAAAAGGAAGGTAGACTATATCTACTTATTCCTAATGGGGCTGGAAAGTATTCACCTGCTGCTGTAAGAGTTAAGCACTTCAATAATGAGGAGTTTAATTTAAATGACCCTTCAGTAGGTTCTACTCCAATTGGGGAGGATATAAAGAATGCAATTACTAAGTTATCTACAGCTACATCACAAGATGATGTATCTGCTGCAATGCAGGACTTGGCACAAGACTTGTATATGCAGGATATAATGGTTACTTGGTTTAGTAGCAGGTCAGGTGATGGTATTGTAATTAGTAAGAAGATTAAGAGACCAGATGGTACTTATGAGAAAGTTATCATAGATGGTAAGGAGCAAATCAAGGAAGATAAGTATGATATATACTTCTCTACAGGAAGTAAGACTGCTGTCATTTCAGGAGTAGAATGGGATATAACAGCAGCAGAAGACCAAGGTGATACAAGTGCTTTCAATGCTCCTAAAGACCCTAATGATATATACAATGAAATACTTGGGCACCTTATTAAATTCAACCTTCCTTTACAAGTCAGCACAAAGAGGATTAATGAGGGTGCATACAATAACAGGCTTATCAATTCTGACATTCTTACCTCAAATATTACTGAGGCTTCAGTAAAAAGTACTTGGTTTACAACTGATTACTTTGATAATGAGGGCAACCTGCACCAAGCTATAAGCCCAGCCTTTGTAGCTCCTCAACCTAAGAGAAAGGTTGAGACTCCTGTAGGTGGTACTGAGGGTGCTATTTCAGGCACAAGGATAGTATCTGCTTTCACAAATAAGTCTTACTATGTAGACTTGAAGACAAATACTATTAGGGATGAACAAGGCAAGAGTGTAGAAGTTACTGACAGCAATAGAATATTGTTTGACTTGGCTTGGGCACAAGATAACTTTGGTGATGCTACAAACTCTTCAATGATGGTAGATAACAAAGTTCTTACACCTGATGGACAGGTTCTTGATAGGGCCTCTCAGAAGTACATTACAGGGCAAGAGGCACAAGATGTAAAAGATACTATTGCAGGAAGAAAGAAGGAGAAAGAAGATAGAGTTGCTAAATCTAAGGAGGTTATCAGTGAAATATATGAGAACCAAAAGAAAGTAGATAAGACAAGAACTGATGGTGAGTTCTATTATGTACTTGAGGATGATGGTGAGTATCACCAATATAGTAGAGTACACAGTAGATTAGGTTCTAACTGGATAGAGTCCTCTAAGCAAGCAGAGGCTTTAACTCAGGTAAGAGCCAAGTTATCACAGTTGGTTGATGTTCCAGCACAATATGATAACTACTTGAAATTCCTTGAGAATAAATACAAGATTAGTCTTGATGGTTACCAAGGAAAGACTGATGCCAAGAGTAGAGATGTAATTGTGAATACAGTAAGAGACAAGATGTCTGGTACCAACTCACAAAGAGCATTGGATGCTGGCTCAGCAGTAGATAGCATTATCAGGCAATATTTCACTATAAGAGATGTATCAAGGATAGTCAAGCCATCTAATATGTCAGAAAATGCCTTCATGGATTTGATTACTACTCTTAACAGGGTCAAATCAAATATGGAGCATATGGGAGAAAGATTCCTTGCTGATAATATTATATTGTATCAGAAATATCCTGATGGCACAAGAGTTGCAGGAGAAGTTGATATTCTATCAGTTGATAAGGATGGTAACTTTAGAATCTATGATGTGAAATCAAGTAGATACAGCTTCTATGACTTTACTGACAGATATGGACACAAGGTGAATTACTTTACCACTCCATCTGCCACTCAAAGAATGAGTGCAAAGGATTACTATACCTTACAGTTGTCTGCATACAAGAACCTGTTTGAATCCCAATATGGAACCCCGATTACCAAACTGGCTATAATGCCATTTGTGTTGAGCTATGACAAGGAGAATGTGTCAGCAGTACAAAGTGAGAAAGGTATTCCTGTTGAGTATAATCCTGCTGTAAATGTGCCTTTAGTCAGTCCTGTTGAGGTAAATAAGGTTGCTGAAACTCCTGCTACTCCAGCACAGAGCCAGCAAGTACTACCTATCTTTGAAACTTCATTGGAAACTCAGAATCCTGTAGATAGGATACTGCCTGAAAACTCTTTGGGAAAAGGTTCTATTGTGGGTTATTATGAGAAAGACGGGAAATTGTATAAAGGATATATCAAGAAGGCTGGTGAAGTAGAAGGGATTCCTATATACATTACAAAGGAAAGAGATAGGGGATTTGGCAGAGGTGGTGAAATGAATAAGTCATCTTCTTACTTTGTGGTATTACCAAATGGTAAGCTTGTAGATACCAGAACACTTAGTAAATCAGATGAGGAAGCATTTAATGTTATAATGAAAGCTTTAAGTGCCAAACCACAAAAGGTTAAGGATATGTCTAATGAAAAGACTATGCTATTCAATCCTGATGAGGTTCCTGCTGTCGATATAGCTCCTATTACCAATACAGTAACTCCTGCTACTATTAATCAAGGCAATACTCAAACAGGTGCTGCTTATACTGCACAAAAGGAGCAGGCAATCAATAACCACGATGAAGAGTTTGAGGATGAGTTTACTTTGAGAAGAGTAGATTCTACAGAAGCTACTGTATGGAATCAGGAAAAGGAACTTGATTGGATTGCAAAGACATTGCCCCAATTAAGTGAAAGTGATAGGATACATATAGTAAAGGGTCTTATTAAAGTAGGAAGTCAAGGTGCATTGGCTTGGGGTCAATTTGATAAAGGCATTATCACTTTGTCTGATATAGCTGCTGAAGGTACTGCATACCATGAAGCATTCCATGCTGTGTTTAATCTCCTTCTAGACAATAATGAGAGGATGGTGTTATTGAATGAGTATAGAGGAAAGCATCCTAATATGGGTAACCTTGAGCTGGAAGAAGAACTGGCTGAGGATTTCAGGGCATTTGTAATGCAAGGAGGAAAGGATACCAGAAGCTTAGGAAGGAAGATAATAGACTTCTTTAAGTCATTATTCATTAAGACTAAGTATTGGAAAGACTTTAGGCCATCTTCTATCTACTATTTCAGGGCTATTAATGAAGGAAAATATGCTAATAAAGAGGAAAAGATTAAATCTCTTGATGAATCCAGACTTAGACAAGAGGAGTATACTCCAGAAATGCTGGATATACTAAAAAATTCAAGAGATGAGCAGGGTAATTTATTGGCACCTAATAAGAAACCCTCAAACCTTACTGAAAGGCAATATATCCATGTAAGAACCAAAGCATTTAAAGAATGGTTTGGGGACTGGGAAAATAATCCTGAGGAAGCTAGTAAGGTGGTTGATGAAAATGGTGAACCTCTGGTAGTATATCATGGTACCAACAGCCAATGGACTACATATAACCCAAATCTGTTTGGCTCTGCTACAGATGAAGGATATTATGGCAAGGGATTATACTTATCTTCTGTAAAGGGCAAGGCCATGCAGTATGGTAATATTATGGAGTTGTTTGTCAATATGAGGAACCCATTCATTGTAGGTATAGATAATACTTTAGACATGGATGAGTCCACTAGAAGAGGTGAAATAGTGAATATGTTCAATAGAGAAAATGCTCCTGATGAACTGAAGCAATATGATGGTGTTCTATACAGTGGTACAGAAGGCAAATTTGAGGAAATAGTAGTTCCTACTGCCAACCAAGTAAAATCAGCTACCAATAATGTTGGCACTTATAGTAGAACCAATGATGATACTAGGTATAGGAAGCTTCCTAAAGGAACATTGACCACATTTGATATGATGGATGACGCTATTAAGGAGAACTTATTGAAGAAGGGTTGGACTAAGGAGAAGTTTGATTCAATTTCCCAAGAAGAAAGAGACCAAGCCATCAAGTGTATAGCCTTCTAGTCAATAGGATGAAATTTTTTATTAGGGCAGGGTTAATCACCTTGCCCTATTTTATTAGGTAAAAAAAAAATTAAAAAAAAAAATAGGAGGAGGAGTAGAACTTAATCTACTCACTCCTCCTACTTCCATCATTAACAATTCACTTAGATTTACTGGCATTATTAGGATTAAATAACCACCAAAATATACCAGCACAAATTACTGTTGCAGCTAATTCACTCATAATTTATATCTCCATTTATAGCCATAGGATTTACCATTAGGGTATATCCTTAGCTGATTATTAATTGCTTTCTTTATCTTCTCCCAATCTTTATTTAAGGTCTGAGACAGTTCCTTGGCTGCTTGAGTAGTAGAATTATACTCTGCTATAAATTTCCCATCTAAGCTATATTGTAGAACAGGTTTATTAAGCCAGCTATTTGATTGTCCTCTTTTATTAATAGACTGTCTCTCTTTAACAGTTCCATATCCAACATTGTATTTTCTTGTACACCATTCAAGATTAGACACAATATTATTGTTCTTAATTTCATCCTTATGATTAATCTCTTTATAATCATTAGGATTGGGAATGAAGTGTATTGCTACTAATCTGTGTACAGAATGCCATTTAGCAATATGATTGCTACTTTTTAAGTTTACTAACTCATAGCCATCATCATTAATCATAGGCTTTAGGACCCTATCTTCTAGACTACATCCCTTCCCACTTCTTCCAAGAGACTTAACCCTACCTAAGTTTGATACTTGGTACAAACCTTCATATCCTTGAATATCTTTCCAAATTTCTTCCATATTAAATGTTCTATTGTTCACTGCAAAGATACAAATAAATCCACTAATATGCAAGTGGATAAATAAATTATTTATAGTGAATAAAAAAAAAGAGGAGAGGAATCTCCTCTTTTAATTATTGCTTAAAATAAGGTATAGCCAATTCAGGGTCTATACCTCTTGTAATAGTACTTCTCATAGGAACTAATGGACTTTTCATTAAGAGCCTATAAGCCTTAGTCTTATCCTTAAACTGTCCTGACTGTATAAGAGCATCCTCACCTGCAAACACTTCATAATTCATTGGGTTAATCAACCCAACTAAATCTAAAGTAGGTTGAATTGTCTGGACGGCTGCTGCTGGGGATTTCATAATTTTCAATCCTTCATCAACCATAGGCTTTCCTGGGATTAAAACACCAGTTTCTGTCTTTAGTCTTCTAAGTTGATATTCTACTATCTTAGTAAGCCAAGGTCTGTTATCCTTATCATCCCAATCAATCATTCCAAGTACTGCCACTATCGCTAAATAATGGGCAACCTCAGTAACTGCTCTTTTAATATTAGCCTTTTCAGTTTTTGATAATTTGTTCCAATCTGATACTATATCAAATTGGGACTTTCTAAGTTCCTGTGCCAACTGCCATAGAAACCTGCCTGTAGTTATGTAGTAACCTTCAGTCCAAGTTTGTAAGTCCATATTGTAAGAAGCTGATTTGAACCTTCTGTTAAGTGAGGGTTTCACCCACTTCCTAAACATTATTGCCATTCTACCTATAGCCAGCCTTTGCACTGCATTTCTGTCAGCTTTATTATAGATACCATGCATTCTTTGGTTTATGGCAGCAGACTTTCTACTGAAAGCTATAATATCATCCTTTGTGAATGCAGAGCCATCTTCCTTAGTATAACCTTGCTTTAATTGAAGTTTAGCACCTAACTTCTTATTATTCTTATCAATAGGAACTACTTCCATAGCATCCCATAAAGATACTATTTTACCATCAGGAGCCTTCATTTTGTAAGCATCTGCAAGTGCCAATGAAGTTCTATTCTGCATCCAGTGTTCTCCAGCATTATTCATAAGGAATAATGCAGATGTACCAAACATTCTGCTAAACCATGTCTTCCTATCAAAGTTCACTTCCTTGACATCAGTTTCATATTCCTGCATAACATTGAATAGTTCATCCCACAAAGCAAGCTTGCTTGTCTTAACCCTATTACCAATCTCTGCAAGGAATTCAGGTAATGCCTGACCATAATTCCTGTCAGCCCTAAGAGTATTGGATTCATTGAAGAATTCTCCAGAGAAAGATTCAATTCTCATCATCACTCCACCAGTAGCCACATTGGAAATGCCAGATAGTACATTGATTGCTAATGTGTTAAGAGAAGTCACCCTATTAACGAAATTAGCTACCTTTCCTTTATCAATCTTGGTATTGCCAAATGTTCCTTCATCTGCCATATACCTGCCATACACTTGCATCTCAAAGAAATCATTTAATCTCTGCATGAATCTTGTCTCATCCCCTGACTTAGTCAATGTTGATTCTACCTTTCTTCCTACAGATTTGAACTTCTCTGCAAGAGGTTTACCTCCTCTTACCTGTACTATTTCCCTTTCCCTTAGCATATCCCTGCCAAGTTCAAGAACATCAATTACCTTACCCATCTCATTGAAATCATTTGCCATAGCAGCATAAGCTGTAAGGGTAGATGTCACATCAGTAGATAGGTCATTAGGACTTTCTCCCTTCTTCATCTTGGTATAATAGATGGGGAGTACCTGCACTTCTCTGCCTTCAAAGTCTTTCACAGTAGCCCTATCACCAAACTCAGTATCATCTGTCCTTCTGATGAACTCATCCTTTATGCTTTCCCATATTTGTTTTGCTCCGGACTTTACACCATCAGAAGACTTTACTCTTTCAAGTAAATCTTTTCTAATCTTAACTGCATTGGTTAAGGTAGTATATTTGTCAGGAAGGTATGAATCTAGCTTGGCCTTTATATCCATAACCTTATTATAATACTCTTTTTGAGCAGGATTCAGGTTTTGATAAGCCTTGTTGCCATAAATGGATACTTTAGGTTGTTTCTTTCCATCAACAATCTCCATATTGGCATCAAACCAAGCCTGTCTTTCCCTCCTGTACTTTTCTGCATAATCACCAACAGGATTATGCCCATACTTCTCATTAAGAGCCTTGAACATTTCCCTAACTTTCTCTTTGAATAAGCCTTGGTTAATCTCAGATATATAGTTACCTGTCAGATTACCTTTGCTATCCCTTTCAAACATCCAGTCAGTATTCTTTATACCAGCTTGTTCTAGCCTGATAGCAGCAGCCTGCAACTCCTTCATGACATTAATAGTCTCAAGCCTTGCATTTTCCTTACTCTTCTTGACAGCTTGGTCCATTACCTTCAACATATAGTCTGAGGAGTCTGCCATAGAATCAAGCCACCTGTCAAAGAATGATATATCATTGTCAGCTACTTTAACCAAATCCTCAGCAGTCATGGTTTTACCCTTAAACTTGCCAAAGGGGACAGTAATACTCTCTCCTACAAAGGGCTTGATAAAATCAACAAAGAGAGGCATTGATACATTATTATATTTGACAAACAGGTCACCAAGCAATGTACTTGTATTATCAAGTGCTACCCTTACTCTTTGACCATATCTATTGTCTTCATATTTTTCCTCATCAACAAGGGATTTTCTTATGTCATCAGTAATATGTTTATAACTATATAAGTAGTTCCTTACATCCCTTAATACCCTAGCCCTCTCATTTATATCAGTAGCAGGAGTATTCTGTAACATAGTGAGCCTGTTATTCACTTTAGATAACTCTTCAAGTGCATTCTCTAGGAATGTGTAAATGCCCTCTATCTCATTATTATCAGCCAATTCAATATCTAACCTATCAATAAGGAGCCTTTGGTTGGCGCTAAACTGGCTATTGGGGTTTCTTTTTTCGTAAATCTTCAATCTCTTTAGCTCATTACCAATGATTTCCTGAAGTAATTTCTTATCCCTAGCTATCCTCTCTGAGGTATTATATAATACTCCACTTGATTTAATATTGTCAACACTGATAGTTTCATCCAAGCTTCCATCAAGTATCTGCCTTGCTAAAGAACCAAAGTTCTTGTCAGCCTCCTTCATGGCTTTCTGGATAGGACTTGCGCTGAGCTTCTGAAAGAAACCCTTAACTGCTTGGATTACTCTTTGCAGAAGATTCTTATAGGGCTTTGATGGAATATCCTCACCTTGTAATAAATGCTTTGCAAGTAATTTACCCGCAGCTTCTTTTGCCAGCTTAGACTCATCACCATGATATAAAGTATCATAAGTATCATAGTCTTCACCTATAATTTCCTTTGCCAACCCATTAGAGGATATATTGTTGACTAGCCTTGTCACAAGGGGATTATCTCCCATAGCTTCAATGGCAAAGTGTGCAAACTCTTCAGGGAGAGCCTTCTCACCTTGAATACCATTAGCAAGCCTAATCATTTCAATAAGACCATTTGCTGCATTCCTTGCAACGTCAAAGTCAGTTACACCATGAATACCCATTCTCTTTTCAAGGTCAGTCAAAGCACCTATCCCTATACCATGAGATTCAAGAATACCTCTCAACCTATTGTTAAGGTTTTCATTGTATTCCATCTTATCTGCATTTACAGAATTAAGCCTATTTCTTTTCTCAACCTTTACTCCTATGAATATTCTTGGGGACTCAGAGTCCTGAATCTTGATTATATTAGCCACATAATCATCTCTAAACTCAGAGTTTTGATTAAAGGCTATAGCCCTTTGTTTTAACTTCTGATAATTCTCATCATTGTTTACCCAAAGAGCAGGTCTATCCATTCCCTTCTTATAATACCCAATCTCTCTATTAAGTACTTCAAGTACTTTAGACTCAGGAATAACCTCGCTAAGATTAGTTTGCTTTAATAAACTTCTCAGTGTAGGCTCATTGTTTTCATCCAATGTTAATTTTGGCATAAAGTTCCTTACAAAATAGTCAGACTTTGTAATTTTATATATGTACTTGGCCTGTTCCCTATTATTGGAAGCGAAGGACAGCAAGTCCTTAAATAACTTGCTGTCCACTTTTTGACCATTTTTATTTTCTACTGTTGGAATAATTGCGCAACTTCTTGCCATACTTTTGTAAACTTTATATAATATGGATTATTAACAGATAGTATTCCCTTCTGCATCTCTATATTCTTTATTAGGTTCAATGGACATCATATCATCCATTCTAGGAGCAGAGGCATCAAGAGGAGTGCCATATACTTGTTGGAAAGCATCTACATCCACCTGAGGAATATCTTGATAATCAGGCATGGAGTCATAATCCACTTCTATATTCCCATCATCAAATCTTGACAATGTATCTGTATAAGGGTCATAATCCTTCTTGTTCTTATCAATTACAGTTTCCATCTCTTCTGCATCCTTACCATACTCATACTCAATAAAGCTGTTCCTGAAACCTAGTGGTTCAATTCTTTCATAGGTTGCCACATTAGCCTGCTCAGTACCTAATGAGAGTAACTTGTAATAGACATAACCTCCTCTGATTCTCTTACCTATATACTTGAAGAAGTCATAGACTGGGCCATCAGGGGTATCTATCCTTTTCTTGATGACTTTCTTATCACCAAAGGTAGCATCACCATCAATCACAAATGTAACCACATCCTTGATTTCATTATCCTCTCCTATGAACTGGACAGAGGCTGTGTCAGGAACTTCAGGAACCAACTTCCTATCATCCAAGTGGTTATAGACATATTGGTCTACAAATTGACTGTAATCATCATTGGATAATGTAAGGCTTCTTAGTGTACTTATATACTCTGGTATGATGTTTCTCACTGCCACAGGAGCCAAGTGGATGAAGGTATTTGGGCCAAATGCAAAGCCATTCCTGTAATAGCTGTACCTGAACAGGTTAAGAGCAAGTCTCTGAGCTTCAGGATTAGACATATATAGGAGAGATGTCCAATCCCTCATATATCTTTCCCTTAGAGTAGGACTTAATTGACCTACATTTTTGAACACTACAGTATCCACAGGATTAGTGTCATTTGCTCTAATCACCTTAAGTCTCTTAATAAATTCAAGGTCAGCTATATCCTCATTGTCTATTACTACTTTCTTAAAGTAAGCAGAGAAGTTATTGATAAAATCTTTTCTCTTTTCAGAAGAAGAAACAACAACATCGCCTACTTCAGAGTCAGGGTTTACAACCAGCTCAGAACCAAAGAATCCATTCTTTGACATTATATAGGCAAGTAAGTCATTGTAGATGCTATTCATAGTCTTTACATTTAACCTGCCAGTCTTTGTCAAATCTCTAAGGCTATCAATTACAGACCTAAATGATTCAGTATATTGAGGGAAATAAGAACCCAACATTCTCTCTGACATCTGCAAACCAAGGGTGTAGAAAGCCTGTAAGAATGGGAGAGGAGCTGATAATAATCTTTCTCTAAGAGTGTCAGTGTCCGGATTATCTGCAAGCAAATCATCATATATGACATTGGCATTCTTCAATGGGAACTTATCATTACTCTCTATTTGGTCTAACAGGTCTTTTACTTTCTGTATCTTCAACTCTGTATCTGCAATAGTAGGACCAGCAGCACCACCTTGGGTATCAGACCTTGTGGCTTGTACTAATTGACCCAAAGCATTGGCAGAGTTCATAACTCTCTTAAACAGATAACCAACTGCAACTTGTTTCTGGTAGAACTCTATCTTCCTAAAGTCAGAAGTCTGAGACCTATCAGTAACAGCCTCCTTGGCAAGCATTATATTGTCTGCAAGCTCTTCAATGTAGAAGCTGTTATTCTTGTAGTTATCATAAGTCAAGTCACTATTAAGAGCAGCCTTTTCCTTGTATTTGTCAAGTACCTCATCAATAATAGTATCTTTGCCTTTACCCTCTCTACTTTCTCTAAAGTAGGTTTGAGTAATCTCTTGGACAATAGGCTGCATCATAAGCAAACCTATTTCAATAGGATTATAACCTAATCTTGAAAGAAGCATAGAAGCATCAGCGGTAAACGTATTCTGATTAAGTGCTGCAAGCACAGGGTCTTTCACATTATCCACAGAAGCAGCTAGGAAGCCAGCATTGTTCTTTGAGATAAATTCCTTATCCCTATTCATGACATCATGCAAAGATGTAAGTCTCTTTCCATTCAGTGTAAATGAACCATTTTCCTCATCTAGAGATAGCTGGGTGTGCTGCATCAGGGCATGGTTGGCATTATGGTTGGCATATATACCAATCAGCTTTGCACCAGTCATGTTCTGTTGATGTAACATTACCTGAGTTCTTGGAGATAATGGGTCCATCTTGGTCTTAGTCTTTTCAGCCAATTTATCAAGAGTATCAAGGTCTAAGTCAAACAAGTATGAAGCAATGGACTTAGGATAAGATTTACCATTCTCTTGAACAGTCTTATCAAGTTTTACTCCTATTGCTTGCAAGGCAGTGCTCAAATTACCCTCATAAGAATCATTTAGGATAGTCATTATTCTTGCAGACCTCTTTTGATAATCAAAACCACCGGGGTTAAGAATCTTGGAAGCTGTATCTGCATTAGTGAGAACCCCATACATCATATCTATCAATAGGTTATTTCTTGCTTCAAGACTATTCTCCTGTGGAGATTTGCTGAAATTGTACTTGACCTTTCTTATCTTAGTCTCCATCAAATTGTCCTTTATATCGTTATAATAGTCAAAAAGGTGCATTTCAGGAGTATCTTCTGAGAATGATATATTGCCATTCCTAATCTGGTCAATAGTCATCTTGACATTGTCTATACCCCACTTCCTGAATCCCTGATTCTGCATAACCAAATCAGTAAACTTTTTCCAATTCACTTCCTTGGATATATTGAACTCAGGCAACATGATATACATCTTGTCCACATCAAAGTCAGAACCTGATAGAGTAGTAATCTCAGCAGGAAGCATAATTGCAGAACCATTCTGTTGAGGTAGGAATCCCTTGATATACAGGGGAGCCATACTATACTTATCCTCTGTTGGAACTCTATAACCAATCAACTTTCTTAAGTCCTCAGGCAGCTTAGTCACATCAAGTTGGTGAGTATTTGGGTCCATAAGAGGCTCATAGAACTCTCTGCTATATGCAGGCATATAACATTCAAGGTACTTGATTCTCTTGTTGGCACCTTCACCTTCAAATACTACATGAAGTTCATCAGTCAGACCATAATCAGATACCTGAATCAATGCTCCACCTCTAATCTTCTGTTTAGTAATTCTACTCTTGATTACACTATTGAGTAATGTCTGTACTTTTTGAGACTGTATAGGGTCAAAGAGAGGTATATTGAAGTTGTTGTTCTCATCAAGAGTACAAGCCCTCATCATATCCATGCCATACCTCTGATTACCTCTAATCTCTTCAAGTAGGATTTTCTCCACTTCCTCCGGGTCTTTGAATATCTCATCCACATCAGCAAATGCTTGTAAGATATTCTCAGTATTGATAGCATTATACAGGTCAAGCCACTCTTTTTTAGTCATGCTTTTGCCATCCACTGTAATGGTGGTATCATCACTAATGTCAGCAGTAATAAGCTTTCTAATTTGAGTACCTACTAACTGAACTGCATCAATAGCATGCTCAGGAGTTGCAGTCTGAATACCATAATCCTCATAAGATATTTTATGTACTACATTGGGATTCTCATTACCAAATCCAATACCTGTGGTATCCTTAAGTCTTTGGAGGACTTCGTCCCCTGTATTTACATCATTCAAATCTATCACACCCTGTTTACCAACTTTGGTAGTAGATTCAAACTGTACCACATCAATCTGATTATCCTCCATAAACTTATTTATGGCTTTCAGCTTGCTTGACCTTCCTAATGGACCAGCTACCAACTCATGCATTGCAAGTAACAGAAACTCTGAGTTCTTATGCTGCACAGGAGTTTTGATTCCAGTATGCCCTTCAACACCACTATTATTGTTGACTTGTGTATAGACATAAGGTTTCTTGGTCTGCCAAATGATATTGAAGTCCTTTATATTCCAATCTCCATTCTTGAAGTTGTTATATGCCTGTTCCATATCATCTGTCCATTGACCTGACATTCCTAGGATAGCTCTATAAGAACTCAGGCTTCTGTAAGCTTGGGCATCTGCTACATTCACATTTCTGAACTTACTGATGATATTATCCCTGTCTATCTTGGACATCTCACCTTTCTTGACCTTTTCATCAAGTACAGTCTTAATATCCTCAAGTACAGCAGATACTATTTCATCATCCTTCAAGTAAATAGTTCTCTCCCAATCTCTACCAATTCTCTCACCTTTATAAGTAGCTTTAGTATTCAATCTGAGAGCAGGAGCATGAACCTCCTTATATCTCTTCTGAAAGTCCTCAAGGTTCTTATAGAAAGCAAGGTCAGTAGTAGTAAGTTGGATAATCTGTGAAGTAGCTAATTTACTATTCCAATAGTACTCTCTGAGAGCATCTTTAGCATTGTTCTTTACAAATAGACTCCTTGAGATTGATTGGACATCTTTCAACTCCATTTCACCTCTTGTAGCCTTATCTGTAAGTAAATTCTTAATCTGCTCCATCAGGTTATTTGCCTCTCTAGTGCCAAAAGCACTATTGTTGTTATAGGCTCTAAGCAACAGTTCCATATTAGTTGTCCATAAAGAACCTAAGGCATCTTTAGCCTTGATAAGTGCTTTAGCAGTTATGCTATTTTGTTTAGACTGACCTTCAAAAGGTAAGTACTTATATTTGCCATTAGGAAGCTCATCAAGTAGACCTATGGCTACCCAATCTCTGTAGGTCTGTTCAAAACCATCTTCCATCATGTCATTAAGTGTTTCTCTTAGAAACAGTCTAAGTTCAGCACCAGTACCTTTGTTTCTGAGTTTGCTTAGTCTATCAATAAAGGATTCTCCATTGTCATACTTGATGTTATTAAGAGCAGGAAGGAACTTAAATTCTGCACCTCCAAGACTCTTTATAGAGCCATCTTTCTTCCTTACAATATCATAGTTTGCTATAGGTTCAACACTCTTATCTCCTCTCTGATAAGCCTCATCCTTCTCTCTAACCAGCATAATTCTGTCATACTCTTGATTAACCAAGTCTACTAACTTGTCAAGGATAACATCATCATAAGTCCTCTTCTTACCATTTTCATCAAGCACATCACCTGTGGTGTACTTTCTAAATCTGATAAATTCAGCAGAGGGGCTATCTGAAAGAATAGGTACATGATACCAAGCATACTTTATACTTGACTTTGCAGAGTCAGGGTCTCCCCAATATTCTGTCAAAAGAGCCAAGGTGTAATCCAAATCATCCCAGTTGGTGTAGTCCACCTTATCAGAGTTTAACACTACCTTATGATTAAGACCTCTTCTCAACTCATCAAACTGATTCAGTTGAGCCAACCAGTCATTTCTCCAGTAACCATCCTTGTAAAACCATTCATAGTCCTTGAATTCTGTCTGCATAAACTGTTCAAATCTCTTTTTGTCATTCATGACATTCTTGAGATTCTTAATAAGCTTACCTAAGTAGTTAGGAGTAACATGAGAATAGTAAGACTTATCATTCTCCCTGACACTACTCTCTATGGCATCTTCAGTTACTTCTGCCATCATATTTGCAATTGTATTATAGGCAGAACCAAAGGTATTGATAAGGTCCCCTCTCTTAACTGCCTCATTCTCATCCACCTTATCCTGCACTTTACCTCCAGCAACTCCACTAAATATAATGTTTAACTGAGGTAATAGAAGCATAATAGGGTCAGTAAATGTAACCCCTGTAGCAGTCTTTATATTAGTCAATGAAGTCTTTAATACAGAGGGATTAGCATCAATACCCAACATGTGAAGCAACTTCATTATGGTATTCCATACATCTTCTCTCTCCAAGAGTTGAAGTCTGGACTCTGTATCAAGGTTCTGAAACATATTGTTTAATGTCTCAGTCCATTGTAATCCTTTGGCTGCATTATCCCTATTTATTTCTCCATTCTTTTCATATATGCTATCATCATCAAGCTGTATTCCATTCTCATAATTATCCCTCCAAGCATCAAGAAGGTAATACACACCTTCAGGCTTGTTGATGGCAATAGTCTCCATCTTTAGTGTACCATCAGGCATTATCCTCTTCTTCTGAATCCAATAAGGCATATAATCCTTCCTGAAGTCCTGATAGAATTGAGAGAACAAAATCTCATCACCTTGAATAAGTTTGGTAACCTGCTTTACCCAAGGCTTGATTTTTTGTAAATCCTCCATGAGAGGAATCATATCATCGGAGTTAATCATATCCTTTAACTTGTCAATGAAGGTAGCATGGACATAGTCTGCATCAAGGTATCTTGTGAAACCCAAATCATCCTTTTCATACTTACCTCTATAGTCAAGTTTAGGTACTTGCCTGATTACTCTCCTTACAGCCTGTGACAGTGACTCATGAGAACTTACTTGTCTGAAATTGGTCATCCAACCATCCTTATAAGCCTCTTCTTGTCTCCAATCTTCTGCCTCATTATCCACTTCACTATTGCCTTCCGGGTCATCATTATTGAGGTTTGCATCAGCAGGTGCAATATAATTGGGGTCTATTCTAATACCCTCTGTCATTACAAGCAATGTACTTGCTTCCTCAGCAAGAGCTTTATAGACATAAGGGTCATCAACTATCTTCTTATATTCCTGATTCTTGTAGGCAGCTTTCTTCTTAGCAGCTTCCAGCTTCTGCTCATCAGAGAACTTATCAGCACCTTTCATGGAGTTGATTGCATTAAGTTCTTGCTGGATTCTGCCCTCTTCAGTATCTTGCACATAAGAATTGAAGATATTGGCTACTCTCTTGAATATACCAGCAGGTGTATATTTCCTTATGACAGAGAACCTGTCCAAGCTATTAAGCTCAGCCTGCAATCCCTCTTTCCCTACACCACTTGCATTATTAATTCTTCTCTTCAAAGAATCAGACATCTCCTGTAGGGCATTATCAACTTCATTGCTAAAGAATCTTGCAATAAGTGTTACCCTATCCCTTCTTGTTCTTGGGTCAAAGAGTAAGTCCACCTTTTGTTGCTCCTCAATAGAAGTAATCCTTGGGGTATCAAAAGAACTACTAAGTGCCTCATCAAGCTGTTCAACAGCTTCTCCACTTCTAAGCTCCTTAATAAAATCATTAAGTTCACTTTCTAATGGAATATCCTCAATAGACTTACTATTCTTTTCCTGCCACATACCAACCAGATTGAGTACTGATTGTTCTGTCTCATTAGGAAACTTTTTAGCTAATTCTTTAATTCTTGGTGTTATAGTTAAACAACTCATATAATTAAAAGTACTATTTTGTGCAAAGGTAAGAAATTTAATTTTAATATGCAATGTGCTGCATAGAAAGTTAAGGAGGAATAAGTGATTAACTTACTCCTCCTTGCAAAGTTACTTAACTGTATATTTTACTCCATTGTAGATAAGTTGAGATATGGTGTTAATGTTTACCAACCTCTCCCCTGTATCCTTTTCAGTCTTCTCAATGTCCATATCCATACATCTGTATTTGCCATCTCTTGAGACAAACTGAATCTTGAAGCCTCTCAATATCCTATCCTCTCCTTCAGTATAATCCTTTATAGGATTGCTTTGAACAAACTCAAGAGCTTCTTTATAGGCAGTGGCCATAGACTTCTTCTGTCTCTTTGCCCTATCAATCATACTAATGGCTTCCATTCTTTGAGCTTCCTTCTCAGATTCAAACTGCTTTTTAGTCTTGGCCTTATCTTGTTTCTTGAAGACCACAGTGAATACTTCAGAGGACTTGATGCCCTCAAAGATAGTCCTGATACCGGGGGTACCATCTTTCTTGTCCTCTCTAGTAACCTTTACTTCTTTCTCATATTGGTCTGAAGTATTGAGCATGTTATAGACATACTCGTTACTAAGATTTACAGTCTTTCCACTTTCAAGATGCTTGAATACAACACTTTCTGACTTTACTTCTTCGACAACATAGTGAGATTCTTCCGAGAAGATGTCTCCTACTTCGATTTCCCTAAGATTTACTTTCATACTTTTTTTTTTTAACATAAAACTTCCTTTGAATACGCTAAATATACATCAACCATTTCCGTATCCCCTTCCTTCACAAACTTCTGGTAATTGGCCTTATAGAGTATTTTTGCATTCTCACCTCCTCTTGATAGTATAGCAGCCTCAATAAGCTGTGAAGTTTTTGAATCTGTCCTGAAGGATGAGTGGACACCATTGGTCATTTGGGATAATTCAGCGAACCACATGTTGTCCGTGATAGAAAGAGTATCAAATTTAATACCTTTTTTAGCAGCCTTCTCAGCCTCTACCCTCCAGTCAATTTTATTGTTGCGTACTTTATTCCCATAGGAATATCCTACCTCATGGGGTGTAGCATCAGCAATAAGTAGCACAGACTTAGTAGAACCCTCCCTCCAAGATGTTTCTTCAATTATCTTCTTAATGACCAACTCATAAAACTCGCTACTATCACCTCCATAAGTGTTCTCAGCTTTACTTATAAACTCAATAATCTCATGCCAATCATATGTAAGGTCAAGTACTTGATATGCCTTACCAAACTTATGCTGGCTCTTCATATCACAATAGTCCCCAAATGCCACAACACCTAGTCTAAGGTGGGGGTTAATAGCAAACAATTTAGGCACAAGTTCAGTGACATATTCCTTTACTGACTTTATGTAGCTTGCCATAGACCCAGTAGTATCAAATGCAATGACTATATCAAGCATTCCATCACTATTAGTTTTACTTTTTGCCTCACTTATATTCTTAGGCTTAATTAGATTTGTCCTCATTGTTTAAACAAGTTTAGATATATTTTCCATAAACTTCTCAGTTTCCTTCTTACAAGCATTGATGGTTTCAATGTCATGTTGTAGGGACTCTATCTGAGCACTTTTGCTTTTAACATCCTCTTCCATCTCTGCATGGAGAGTGCTTGCACTCTCATGTGCAGCTTTGAATACAGCCTTGATAGATGCTAGCCTGTCATTGGACAGAGTGGGATTAATTACTTTCTTCTTTCCTAGTAAACTCATTCTTTTTTTTTTAGTTATTAATATATCCTCTTGCAATAAACTCCTCTTGCAGAGGAATAGCCAATTCTCTTGCTTGGGGATGTGCACTGGAAGAACATCTTAACTCGAAGAAATGTTTCCAATCAGATACAAACCCTGTCATTACTAATTCTGTTTTTAAAGAATTAGGTAATACTGCCCTTGCTTGTTGAGGTCTCCAGTTTCTGTCTAGTAAACTAAAGTAAGTTTTTTCACTATATATAAGACTTCTGATATATTCAGCAGCTTCATTGGTAATTCCCTTGCCAGAGTCAGTAATTAAGCACCTATCATATTTCTCCTCAACATCTTCTAAGGTATAAGAGCCTTCTACAATATTAAGCCAACAAGGAATAATAAATGTACACTCACTATCAAACTTATCCTTAGAATAATTACAGTATCTAGTACTCTCTTGAGCAAAAGAGAATACTCTATGCCTTACAAACTCATGACTCACACCTCTGTCACAGATGAACTTAACAGTAATTCTTTTCTCGTGATATTCTGTAGGTTCACAAAGATACTCTAAGTCTCTAAGACAGTTTCCTTCCACAAGAACCCTAAGATTAGTAGTGACATATATAGTGTTATATAGCACTTTGCCTACTCTATGACTGCCTGTACCATAGGATACCCATGCATAGGGACTAAGATTATATTTACGTGCCCAATCAAGGTTGTCATCCTTTATAGAGTACCTTTTCATGTAAACAGTACCATGTTCCAACATGGCACCATGACCTGCCTTAATCATCCTTTCTACAAATGACTTGGCAGAATCTTCTGTAATCTTGTCCTCTGATTTGTAACAGATTCTTCCAGCTATTTCTATTTGCCTATATATGGAATTTAGAAGTTCTTCTCTTACCTTACGTGGGCCTATTTCCATATCGTCAGGAATAGCAATAGCTCTTGGTTTCTGTTCTAAAATTTCAAATGAGGGTTTAATCAATTTCATTGTACTTAAATATTTTACTTATTAATTCCATAATCCTATCTTCTTTCCTGCTAATTTATCAATAAAGCAGAATCTAGTTCCATCCTTCAAGGAACGTATATACTTACTGAAGTGCGCAATTAAAGGGGCCTCATTTCTTACCCCAACAACTTGCCCTATTCTGCATACTTCTTCACTGAAAGATTTCTCTGTGTCTATTCCAATAAAGAACACAGCTTTGTCTTTATATTTAGAGCACTCCTTACAGGCATGGTCAGAAAATCCTATAGTTTTTCCATTCAACTCCTCTACTTTAGAAGCAGCTCCCTTTGTAAGGCGAGTGTTTGTCACAATTACCTCTTCAGCTACTCCTCCGCAGATTGGGCACATATACTTGGCTAAGGAAACTTTAAAATTATCCATCTTCTTTCTCTTTTTTTTTAACTAGCAGTCTTTTTAAAGGCCCTTATACCATACTCTTTAACTCCAATCAGTTTGCGTTTATGAAAGTTCTCATTGAATAGCTTTTCAGCCTCAGAGATACTGTTGGCCTCTATAAACACTATATCTTCAAACCCAAGCTTACCAATGTAGCTTATGAGGTAAAGTTTAATTTCTACAAGTTTCATATTCCTTCTCTATATTTCTTACATAAGTAGAGTAAGGCAAGGGCATATACCTTATTGTAATTACCCTTGCTTGCCTCTTCCATTATCTTATCTTCAAGGCTCATGTGCTAAGCATTGCTACTATTCCATTCTGACACTTGTTAGCTTCCTCCCATGCTGACTCCAAATCCTCAAATACTAATACATCACATGTATCAGGGTCTCTTACAAGTTCAATATTTCCATTAAAGTCCTCTATTACTACTACTCTCATATTTGCTTAAGTTTAGTGCGGTCCTCACAATCTTCACACCAACAGTCATTACTCTCAAGAGTGTCTACAATCTGCCCAGTATTGGGGTTTATCCATGCTTGTACCTGAATATTAGTGCCACCACATTCACTGCAACAATACTTTGACATATTTGATTATCTATTACATCTTTTCTCACACTATTCTTCTACTACCTCAAAATCATCAACATTCCAGCCTTCAAGGTCATTGCGTTGGTCATTATTGAACTCTCCCTTTACATATTTGTAGGCATCTTGTGGAAGTGTAATTTGCTCTTCTACTACCCTTTTAAGGTCACATTTAGAGTAATCTATGTCCTCAAAATACTCACCATTTTCATCCTTTCCAGAGTCAGTTATGGTGTAATCAGATACTTTAACCTTAACAGTTTTACTAAGTGTGACACTTACTGTAACCTCAATTTCCCTTTCAGGATTATCAGTCTGATTCCAAGGTGCATCCTTAGTATCTGCACCTAAGGGATAATATCCACTTTCAGTCATTTTTTTTTCTTCTTTTTAATGTCTGTTATCAAATTATTCTCACAGATAAGTCTCCTAGCAATTACACATTCAAGATTTCTAGGTATGCTGATATGCCTTCCCTTATCATTTACATAGATAGCATGGTCTCCACCATGTCTACTGTAGCAGAAACCATTAAATTTTACTATCCTTATAAACTCCCTTGATGTATATTGTCTCATCTGCCTATTTTGTTCCTACACCTCTGACGAAGTCTTTGGTAATGTAAAATATGCCAATAAGTATCGCAATCATATTAAGGATAGGAATTACAGAAAATATCACATACCCTTCTACTTGGTCATCATTTGTTTTATCAATAAACTCCACATTATTATAGTACCTTCCTAATAATGTGCAGACAATGAAAGGTAGAATATAGGAAACAATTATTATAAGTGCTATCATGTTCTAACAAATTTATATACTTTCTTATAGGTAACTACAGTAGTCCCTTCATCTACAGTTTTTTTTTCTCCAAGTCTTTTGCATCCTCATAAATGGACTCTTGAAGTGGTACAATAGAGTCTTTATATTCAATACTATACTTAATATCATCCTGAGGTAACAACTTACCAAGACTCCGTAGCTCATCTACAGCACTATTATGAGCCTTTACACATCTCCTGACAAAATCATCCTCATGAGGCTTGAGAGTATCATCTATAACTACATCATAACACTTCTTGATAGCAGCGACAATGAATTGCTTCCTCATAGCACTAACCAGCACTTCTCTTTCAGGAGCCTGATACTTACCAAGCATATTCCTAATGTCATCACTACTGAATCTCACTCTATGCTCAGGGTCTTCAAGTACCCATTGCTTAGTCCAATCAGTCTTGCCACTACTTCATGTTCCCCGATATATGATTATCTTTCTTTTTTTTTTGCATGCTAACATTATTTGTTATATTATGTTTCTTGCTATTAATAGGTTCCTTACCGCATTCCAATCCACATAGTCTCTCTCATCTTCAGGCTCAATTAATGGAATACCCAAAGCTGCATCATCTATGTACAAGTTAGCAAATACTTTGGAAGATGGGGACCATCTATATTGTTCAGGATTCCTATTAATTCCCCATAGCTCAATGCCATTGTCTATGAACCAACTTATAGCATCATCTAATGTGTCCCCATTCCTCATGGTATATAGGATAATCTTATGTCCCTTTCTTACTAACTCCTTCAAGACAGAAACAGCACCATCCACATCTTCTCCAACTAAAGGATACTTGTGTTTAACACAAGTTCCATCAAAATCTACTGCTATTGTCATAATTGCTCAGCTATTTTCTTGAGTAAATCAGACTTGGAAGTGAACCAAGACTTTCCTATTTCAGAATCCTTTACATCTGTAGCAAGACAACTACTCATCGTATTGGATACTTTGTAAGTAGTATGAATTCTTGGAAGATGATTTGTATCCTGCTCAAAGATACTTCGTATATTCACTACAACTTTCCTCTTAATCTTGAAGTTTTCATCGAGACTGTACAATTCAGTACCAATGTCCAAGATATTTTCTAATTCTACCTTCATAAACTCTCCTTTCTAAATAAAAGAAAAGGAAGGATGCTATTCAGCACCCTTCCTAGTTTTATCTAACCACATAACAGTCATTATAGCATAATTTGCAAGGTCAAGAAGAGTATCTTTAACAGATTCATCATTAACCTTTGCTTCCTTATTTGTAAGAGACTCAATTCTATTCATCTTGTCTCCCATCCTTACTATTGATGCTACAATGCCAAATTTATCAAGAGACTTGTCAAAGCTATTACCATAGTCATGATTCTTGGCTGCATAAGTCTTAGCCATGTTACTGGTAATCTCAGTGAACTTCTCCACACTTTCAGCCAGTTTAGGTCTACTGCCTAACATTCTGATTCCTTCTTTTACCCCTCTTAAGAGGGAAAGGCCAATTTCTGTCCTACCAGAATCTTCATATGCAGTAATAGCTGCATCCAACCTATCAATGAGGTTCTGATACTCCTTGTTTATCGTTACTTCCATCCTTTTCCCAATCTACTAATTTAACAAACTTATCAAAGAAATCCTTCCTTTCTCTGACATACAAATGCTTAGTGTCGTAATCCTGATAGATTAGTGCATCAAACCATTGTCCAGATACAGGACACTTCATCCTGCATATAAACAGTGGCAGATAATGATGACCATTCTTAGGATATATGTACAGTTTCTCTCTTATCTCCTTTAGTTTAAGCTTTGTTGCATACCATATCCCTAATGGACACAGTATAAACACAACTATAGGGATTATTATTTTCCATACTTCCATATCAATGTATCCAATGGTCTCTTAAATTTCTAACTAAGAGTTCTAACTCTTCTATAGTTGCATCACTTTTAATTCTATTTGCTTTGTCACTAATAACCCAAACATTACCCTTAATATACCCTAAAGATGGAATAATTCTATCTATTGAAGGAGAATCATCGTGTTTCTTTCCTCCACTTCCAAGATGTTTGACAAGTTTTATCCCAAGTAGGGGACAATATTCAGGGATTACAATATCAGTATAATCTATATTGAAAGGAATCTTCTGTTTTGATGCTCTCTGCTTTGCTCCTCTAACTAAGTATTTTTTATAGGAATCCTCATTAACAATTATCCTTTGTAAATTAACTTGTTTTTCCCTTTCAACATAGCCAACAACAGTTTTTCTCCTTTCAATTCTCCTGAGTCTTCTTCTTTCCCTGACTTCTGGAGTATTATGTAATAGTCTATCACACTCTTTACATATGCTTCTCCTCCCATACATACCTGTACCTTTTGAATATGCTTCCAAAGGTAAATCTCTATTGCACATTGGGCAGACTTTTGTTTGATTTGGTCCTGCTATTTGTTTTACTCTCATATCTTTTTTTTTTCTTGCAAAGACATAAATAATAATTCAAATATGCAAGACCAAAAACAAAATATTTAGGTTACATTAGCAACTTAATGCACCCATTTATCAGAAATCTCAGGAACTGCCTTGATAGTTATTTTCTTACAGAAGATTGCTGCTGCATACTCCATACATTCACTTAACTTCTTAGCTTCCTGCTCTGCAATTTCTTCAGGTGGTTCTATCAGATATTCATCATGTACATCATTAGGAATGAGGACTTTGAATATAAGACCATCATTAACCAAATGATTAAAGTACCTGATACCTGCTATCTTAGTCATGGCAGCAGCAGTACCCTGTGAAGGGTAATTGCATGATTGACTGTCAGATGCACTCTTTCTCTTCCACAAGTGCTTCATCACTGACACATATACAGTCTCCCTGTTAATGTCAATGAACTTCTCCTCTACTTTGCCTGCCTTCTTGACTTTATATGAGTATCTGATAGCTATCTCCTCAATAGGAACTCCTTGGGCAAACTTCTTTGCAATCTCTTGCATGACAGATGGAGGAATCTCGGGTATTACTCTGCCACTATCTCTTGCAGCTTTGTATATATCCCAAAAAGAGTCTCCCATACTATTCTTTCTCCTCTCTATACCTTTTAGTATAGGATAGTCATAGATGTATGCCCTTAATCCGGTTATCTTTGAGATTAGGATATAGCCCCTATTCCACATATCCCTCTTTTGTACCTTGAAATAGCTTGCTATACCATTAAATCTCTTGAAGTAGTTATTTTGAATCTCAGTAGCAAAGTCCACAGGAATATTACAATTAGCTGCCATTGTAGGAGCCTGACCATTATAATTGAAACAGAACCTTGCCTTCTTAGCCAAATCCCTAAGGTCTTTTCTTACCTTCTTGACTTGCTTTTCCTCAATACCATCAAGGTCTTTGGGAAAACACATCTTGGCTACAAAGGAATGACCATCTCTCTCATTAGGGTCATTATAAAATGCAATCCACTCCCTATCATTGGATAATTCAGTGAACACATGTCCTTCTTGGTCTCCATAATCGCAGTCTACCAGCAAGTGACCCTTTTCAGGCACAAATGCTGCTCTTGTCTCCTCTGTGGCTGGAAGTTGCTGGATATTGACACTTTTATCATTTGTCTGTGTAGTGGTATTCTTATCCTCATCCTCTTCTGCAATGTCATCATCTTTTGTCTTGCCTCCTCTGCCCTTTCCTCCTGAGCCACAAGATAACCTCCCTGTATCCATCATCTGATTGAATGTTGGATGGATTCTCTGTGTTATTGGATTAATGGCATCAAGGAAATTCTGACCAAAAGATGTCACTACTTTAAAAGCTGCCGAATACTCAAGGTATAAGGGAACAATATCACTTTTATCCTTTTGCATTTCTATATACTTGGACTCCACAGACTCCTTCATCTTACCTGTCTTCTTATCCTTGACCAACAAGTCAAATCCAAGTTTCTTGAATAGCCTGATTACCTGCTTGGAACTACTCCAGTTGATAATACATTGAGGTCCTGTATCAAACTCAGAGAATAAGGAGGGTGCAGGAATTACAACATATACACTCTCTTTGAGCTTGGTAGGCTTACCCTTTTTATGGGAATCATAATTCCTTTGTATTAGGGAAGGGTCATCCTTGTCTAGTACATACTTGACAACCCAATCATTAAGCTTCTGCTCTGCAACCCTTAACCTATCCTCATCCTTGACCATTTTAGCTTTCCACCTAGATGGGTCAAGTTTAATGCCGCAAAATTCAATATATGCAAGGACTCTTACAAACTTATTCTCTATTTCAAGAGCATTCTGCTGTCCTCTCTGTGCTATTATCTTCATTTGGGCATTCATTATATCCTCAAGATATACTACATCATTTGCTGCATAGACTATGACTTCCTCTGTTACACCTGCATGTATCTTTCCTCTCACAGTCTTATCCAAATAAACATGCAAGTACCTGTCACAACATGCTTGTAAAGACAGGGATACAATGCCGGGTGGAAATCCAAGGAATAGAATCTTCTCACCTAAATAGGTATCATAGACATTTCTGACTACAATGTGTTCCTTATACAACCATCTCAAGTCAAATTTTGCATTGTGGATGATGAACAGCCTATTACTTTCAAGATAGTCCTTGTACTGATTAATATCAATAGTTGTGCAATCTATCACCACTTGGTTTTCCTTATTTCCAAGTTGGAGAAGAAGCAGTCTCCCTGTCCATATCTCAGTCCCTGTAGTCTCAGTATCAAGCCCTACAATACTTAATGGATTCAGTACTTCAAATGACTCCTCTACAGTTATACACTTATACTTAGTACCTGAATACCAACCAAATAATTCTCTCTGCCCAGTAACATAGTATATCATTTCTTAATATAGGCTACTAATGATTTGAAATCAATCACATATTTGTACTTCTGAAAGAACAGGCTTCCCAATATGCCATGTAATTGGACACCTGAATCTTCCTTAACCTGCCTGAATGCGCTATCCATATTAAGTATGGTAAAAGTATCTTTAAAGGAATTATCCTTATATTTGACTTCCATAGTACATGTAGGCATACTTGATTTGACCTCTCCATCTATACCAAAAGTATCCAAGTTCTCAGTGCATTCCTTGTAATCCAAATCCTTGATAACAGACTTGTTGATTATAGAGTTATTGGCTCCTGTATCTAACAGAAAATTCAATTTCTTTCCATTATTATAGAAAGTTATTATGGGCAACTCCACCAAGTCCATTGACTCTTTGAATGACATATGAGGCTCATCATTCCTTTTATGGTCTTCGATTGCATTGACAATCAAAGCTACAAGAGTTACTATAGCAAACGTAATTAATAGTTCCAATATAAACATCTTCCATGCTTTTTTTATTATTTAACTCCGGTGGAACCAAATCCTCCCCTATTCTCCTCTCCCAAATCATCAACCTCTACGAGTTCAACACCAGAGCTAAGCAACCACTTAAGCTTCTGCCATATAGTAGCCTTTTGGCTAAGCTGTATCCTAAACTGGCATATCCTATCACCTTCACTAATGGTAGTATTCTCCATAGGGGAACATATATAATGCCACTCATCTGCATTGCCACTGTAGCTGTTGTCTACTATACCCTCTCCATTAGGAATAAACACTTTCAATTTATCAGGAGCACTACTTCTGGAGGCTATAATGGCCTCAAACCCCTTTGGCAGCTTTATTGCCACTCCAAGAGGGATATAATAAACGGGTATCTTTACCTCTCTATGAGCCTCTGCTACTCCATTAACAGTTCTCCTCTTTAATGTGTTGGCCTGAGAAGCACTCAATTCAACTGTTTCAGCACTCCTCAAATCAATCCAATCTCCCTTTTCACTAATTGAAGGCATACATCCTCCAGTCAATACTTTTACTTTAATCTTTAGTCTCATCTTTCCAAAATTCACTTGTCATATCTATAGTATAATACCTCTCTTCTTTTTTCAAATTAGGATATTCATGTATTGCCTTGCATACCCAGTAGAACCTTTGATTTGTGCCCCTTCTTGTAAGTGGGCCATACTCTTCCATATATGGGCCAAGTTTGATATAGTCAAAGTTTTTCAGGTCAATTTCATCAGCCTGAATATCCCTGCCACTATACCATGCAACCCTTATATTGTTCCACTCTTTTAAGCCAATGCTGCGTTTCTTCTTTACAAACTCTGCAAGCCTATTTATGCTCTCAGGGTCTGAATCTCCACCCATAAATGCAATGCAGGTAATACCCTTATTGGCAAGTACCATCTCCTCTAAAGTATCCTCATCCAATATTTCCCCAATGTCCCCTGCCAAGTAAGGGCTATGACAGCCCTCACAATGGCATGGACAATTAGAGATATTTATGGCTAAAGTAACTTCATTTGGCACCTCTGCAAAAACTATCTTAGTATCTACATATTTCAACATAATTTTCCACGTGATATAATTATTATTGCAAGATACAGTCCTACCAACAACAGCAGTGGAATCCATAAAGGACTTAGGATTAGCCACCATGACCAACTAATGACACCACATAGCTTCAGAACTACAAGAACCACTGTTACCATACTAATCCATCTTTCCATATACTCTCCTTCCTGCCTCTATCTGCCTGTCTTCACCAAAGCTCTTTATAGGTCTCAGATACCCTATAACCCTTGTGTATTGGGTAATATTCTTACTATGGCACTTGGGACATTCAGTAATAGGATGCTTGGTAATGTAACCACAAGTATCACACTTACTATTAGGAATATTAAATGTGAAGTAGTTAGTTCCGTTAGCTATAGCAAAATCTATAAGCTTGAGATACTGCTCCTTGCTCAAGTGGTCCTCCAAGTTGATATGAGCTGCACTTCCCCCATCAGTATATTGGTAAGTCTGTCTTCCATGAAGAATGAACTTATCAAGTACTGAAGTGTTATCATGGGCATTATAGAAGTATGAGTTATACAGGTTCTCATCATCGGGTACCCAATAATTATCTTGTAAATCCCATTGGTAGTTCTTTCCTCCTAATCCTTCAGCAGGTACTACCTCAGAATTAAATAGGAATGGCCTGCTTTTATCATGTATGGAATGTATCTTGTTCTGTTCTTTGATAGTTCCAAGTATAAGTTGAAGGAATTTGATATACTCCTCATTGTTACTTACTTTAAGTCCCAAGAACCTAGCAGCCTCATTCAGACCATTAATACCTATGGTAGAGTATAATTTGCTGATATGGATATACCCTCCATTTGAAGCTGCAAACATTCCTCTCTCTTCCATTTCATATAACATAGTCTTGAAGGCTATATGATACTTGTAGACTCTTTCAAGAATACTTGTTAGGTACCTTTTGAACTCATTAGAATTAAAACACCCAAAGTCATTACCTCTGACCATACTGTGAAAGTTCTGAATAATTCTATTCATATTCAATGTGATTACATTGCAACTACCAGTCATAACACCAGTCAATCCACTTGTAGGGTTGAAGGTATTCTCTGCAAGCTCATTTCTGAGTCTACAGCAAGATGCAAGACTATCAGCACTATCTGATATATAGGTGAAGAAGCTATGGCCTTCTGCATACATTTCAGCAGTAAAGTCCTTATACTCCTTATCTATGATGTCATTAGTCTTTGGGTCATACACCATAGCCATAGTTTCCACAGGGAAAGTTAATATCTGCTTGGTTCTTAACTTATTGAAGAACTTCATAAACAGCCTTTGCAGACAGTCTATTGCCTCCCATTGGGGCTTGGTTCCATCAGGATAATAGAACTCCCCAAACAGAGAATCAAAATATGTGTGGTCATAATAAGATACATTGGTGAAGGGAGACTGATAACTCCTATTACCAGCAGGCTGGTTTACACCATAGATGAATTGCTTGAATGACTTGTATATGGCATCTTTTATGGTTCTCTGCTTGGTACAAGCTCTTGAAGTAATTACATCATCCAATCTAGTGAACCAATCATCACCAAACTCCTGTATAACATAGTAATTTAGTGCAATAAAGTATTCACCTACTGCCACTGCTCCCTTGCATTGAGAGGATAACAGGAAGATAAGATTAGTTACTTGACCACTAAATGACTGCAAATCATTAGGTGGTGTTGGTGTAATACTATCAATGTTTCCCACACCCTCTGTCATAAGGGGATATAAGCTTACAGCCATGCAATACTGCTTCAATACAGGAGTAGTAGCCTCATCATGTGTATAGATTATATGAGAGTTTAGGTCTTTCTCATACTCTTTGGCCACTTCAGGATACATCTCATTCAGCTTGTCTTTCATTCTTTGCCTTTGTATAACCCTGTTAGTAGTCTTATATACCTCACCTTCAAGGTTGGCAACATTCTTCACAGTCACATTTGCATTTGCATCTGTTTCTGAAGAAGAGGCAGCATTTTCATCAGATTGGCTATACTTATTCATATAGTCAATCCTCTCCTTGATAAACCTAGCCTGTTTGTGCTGTTCCCTATAGATAATATAGCTCTTTGCCACATCAAAGAATCTCTCATTCATGAGAATATCTTCCACACGATTCTGTATCTCCTCAATACCTATCACATCTCCTTCTAGTGTGCCAAATAAGGCACTAATCATTGGCTTTATGTACTGAGGCATCTCCTTATGGCAGGATTCAAATGCCTTTGCAACCGCTGTAGCAATCTTGTCTATATTGAACTCTTCTCTACTTCCATCTCTTTTTACTACTTGCATACTTTTTTTTTACAAAGCGTTTAACCACTCTTCAAGGTTATTAGATGCTGATAACTCAATGCCAATAGGTACTTTTGGTCTTGAAGTGAGATAATAAGAGAGTTCTCTTCCTATCTCAAAAGGACTCCTCATAATGATTTGACCATTCCTTCCAAACCTAAGTGTACCTTCTGCCTGAGTAAAGGGGCACTTCCACACCAATGGAGTAAGTGTCCTCCTATTGACTACTATAAAGTCATAATCAAGCAACTTGAAACTACTGAAGTACTCATCCTTATCCATATTCTGCCTAATAATAGCCCAATATAGTCTGGCTTGAATATCCATTATCTTCCAGATAAGTCGTTAATTTGTCTGCGTTCTCTTATGAACTGCTATATGTTACCATATAGATGAGACTATATCATCATCCTAATTCATTAGGAGCCTCGCACTTCCACTCACTTGAGTGTACTCCCACAAGGGGATAGTCGTTGCACCTTCCTTATTATTAAGGCTTGGCTCAGGATTGTCCCCAACTTAATGGTAGGATGTCCCCTGATTTCACGAGGTTTAATATTATTGCAGATTACTCTGCCGAGATACAATATTCTTGGTATTTATTATACTTCCTTTGAAGATATATAACAGCATCCTTATATAAATAGTCAAGTATTCTCTTGCATACCTTTCTTCCACTATAATGAATAGTAACTGCTGAAGTTGAACTTCTACTCTTTAAACCATTATCAACAACACCTACATTATCTATTAAGTGCATTTGCATAATCCTTAGAGGTTCTTCCATTCCAGTTATGTTAAATTGGTAAATAAGGCTATGCTCTGTCCTATCCTTTCTTTTAATAACAGAAAAGCAGCCATCTCCATCAAAATAGCCTCTAATAAAGTGCCTCATCAATTCATTATTCAATACTGGTATCTGCAAGGAATAAGTCTTAGCTTGACTAAGACCATACTCACTTAGTATAGCACATAGGTGGTTTGAGTACAGAGTTAAATTACAATAGGTATTCTTATATAGCCCTATAGGATTAGTTGCTCCTAAACTGGACTTGAATCTTTCCAAAATTTCTCTATCTTGGTTATGTAATCTAAACTCAATGTATCCCTTGCTCTGATGATTATATCCATCAGCAGCAAAGAAACCCAACCAATATGCTTTTTCCTGACAATCTATATTGTCAAAGTAATGCTCATTAAAATTATACTTTCTCATTACACTGATTTATAGTTCAATGCAAAGATAGGTAAAATTTCTCGTATCTCCAAATGAGTAAATAAATTATTTATTTCTCATATCTCCAATCCACGAAAGACTTATGGAAATCCCATTCAGTGTGGGAACTTGTCTTCAAATCTACAGGCTTTATCCATTTCTCTTTATGATTGACTATAACCAAGTCAGCCATGTTCCTATAGGCTACACCATCAAACTCTCCTTTGAATTTAAGTTGATACAGTCTTTCAATATCAGTCTCAAATGGATTCTCTTCAAAATACAACCAAGTAGCTTCACTGGTCCTAAGTGCCTTCACTGCATTACACACATCTTGGTAGGTCTGTGTGTCAAGTATAGTCCTATTACCTGCTACAAATAGCAGATTATAGTATTCACATCCCTTTTCCTTAATTACCCTAGCTCTAGTCTCTGGTTTCCAATTCATTTGATAACCTTGTTCCTCAGTCTCTTTGATAATTCTAGCATCTTGAATACTGTTCAGGTTATCATGGGAATCCTTATATTGACTGAACAGGGACTTTACTATCCTCACAATAGAGTCAGGAATTAATGGATATTCTGCTACCATAAATTCCTTATCAAATTCTGCCTGTCCTCCAGTAATGGTGCTATCCACAGCCCTGCCAAATGTCAGGGATGGAGTATCCAGCTTATCAAACAACTTATCTAGGTTATTAAACCCCTCCCTCTCATATCTTGCTATGGTAGAGTAACTTAAGGCAGGGTCTGCCCTATATGTTGCCTCATCCACATCCCAGCTTATTTCCTTTAAAGATTTCATACCTAATAATAAAACTCTTCAAGATTGTCTGATGAAGGATAGAGTGCCTCATAATAGGCATCAACCTCTGATTGCAACTTCCTCATTCCCTCAAGGTCAGCCTTCAGATACTTTTCCTTGGTGTTTGCTCTTGCGAGTGCAATCCTTGTCCTAATGATTGATGAGTTAACCAAGGACTGAAGAGACTCAAAGTCTCTGGTATCCAAAAGCCTAAATGCCAAGTTAACATCGTTGCCGGGTAATGAGGGAATTAAATCCTTCATTCTATCTATGGGACTACTCTTGTTCATAATTCTTAATAATTTCTATTGCCTGCAACAACTGTTTCCTAGTATAAACCTCAAAGTATATGGACCTTTCCCCTTTCTCAAGATACAGGTCATCAAGGTACTTTATAAACATCTTTTTCTTAAGATAGAATACATCATTCTCTATTCCCTTAGCCTCTATGTAAACATTAAGGTCATTGTATTTGAAATAGAAATCCGGTGTGTATTGTACATTAAGGATTCTTGCTTTCTTCCTGACCAGCATCTTTGCTGAGCTGCCACCAGAAGCTGCTAATCTTACATCCCTCTGATAGTTAGTTTCTCTATCATAGTATGGGATTGTAGGACGAAACCCTTCCCATATAACAAATGTAATTGGCTCATACTTAGGATTAAATCCCTGCTCAAGAAGAGTATCGTATATACTTTTCTCAAGCTTTGATTTAAAGGTTATACCTCCAGAGATGCTTTGTGTGGCATTCCTAATTTTTTTATTCACTCCCAGTTTCATTTACTACCCTTGAACATATCCTTAAGAACCTCTCTCAGAACCTTGCAAGCAAATTTTGCGTCATCTATAGTTCTGAATGCTGCAAAGTTCTTGTAACTCCTGATACTATTCTTATAGAGTCTGGTGATTCTCCCATCTGTAAGTGAGATTGAATAAATCTCAGGACTATTACTGATATGGTCTTCATACTTCTTGTCCAATTCAATGGCTATCTCCCTCAATATTATAGCAAATGCTGCTGCTGGATAGCAGGAATCAATGGTATTAAGATAGTTGCAAGCTTTTGCTGGCTTCCAACCAAATCTCTGTGCAACCTTATTGACATAGAAAGCCAAATCATCCTTTGAAATGTCATCTGCATCCTTCTTTTTCTCACTAAGGGACTCTTTTGTGCAAAGAACTCCTTGTTCAATCAAAACAGGAATGATTTCCTCATCTACTACATAGAATTTGTCTCCTTTTACAAGGATGTCACCAATGTGTACCTCTTCTCCATTTTTGAGGTACAAACAGTTTCTTTCTGCTTTTTTCATTTCTTTTTTTTTGTATTAATACTCTTGGTACCAATCTATAGGTACTCCGTAAATTTCCTTAACCTTATTGCTGACATCAGCAAATAGCTGATGCGGCATCTTAGTACCATTTCTTGCAAAATAGGCAGGATGCTCAACCTCAATAATAAAGTTGGACTTACTATTGATATAAGGCTTGAATGTCTGAGCCTGTTTACCAAATAATACATATACCCCAGCAAGGTTATTCTCCGATATATTTCTTAGCAGTTTAGATATAAAAGGTCTCCACATCATAGTATGTGAACCGACTTTATTCATTTCTACTGTAAGTGCAGAGTTTATCATCAGTATCCCTTGTCTTGCCCAACTCTCTAAGGTTTGGTCAAAGGTAATACAATAATGCGGAACCCCAAAATTGATTGCTGCTTCTTTAACAATGTTTAAGGATGGGGATAATTCACTCTCCTCTACCTCTGCCCTATTGCCAAATAATATGCCAGTTGCAACTCCTTTCTGTGGATATGGGTCTTGGCCTACAAATACTGCCTTCAGGCTATTATAGGGACAAAGCTTGAAAGCTTTAAATATGTCACATTGTTCAGGGCATATCTTCTTTGTAGCATATAATCCTCTCAGATTCTGCATTATTGATATTAGCTCATTCTCATCTATGACATTCATCCAATCACCAAGATACTCTCTTATTCCCATTGACTCATTACAACATCTATATTATCAGCCAAGAAGTCATTCACATCATCATTAAAGGTGTCTACACTACTGGGTACAGTAGGCTTGACAATGCAATCAATAGGGCCGATTATAATCTCTGGCTTCTGTACCCTGTTATAGAGAGTACTAACACCATAATTATACATGACATTAAGTACAGTGAATACAATGCCCTTGCTTAGAGGTGACGATGATTCAAAAACTTTTGGACTCACATAGCATTTAGGCTCCTTCCCTGAAAAGCTAATAGTACATAGAAATAAAGGATTCAAATCCTTATCCAAGATTAGCCCTGTACTAGCCCAGTACACTGTACCTGAGAGAATGAACTTCCTCATACCATATTGTCCTAATGAGTTTCTCAGAAGTGAATAAAAGGTTTGTACCTTCATAGGGACTCCTTGCTCATACAAAGGTACTATTGCATCTCCATTCTCATCTCTTACAAGGCTACGAGTATTGCCTACTAGTGGGAGATTTTCACCTTTCCGTACCAATATTCCTGCCTTAACACTATTGTCTGTTAATGGAACAAGTTCTAAAGAATAAGGAGATATTGGCCTGTATACTGTGATGAAAATTGACTGTACTAGTCGCTTAACGTTTTCTGTCATGACTCAGTCTTTAAATACATAATTTCTGCATTATAAGTTGTAAAGAAAGGTAAATCCCTTTCTATAGGAGGGTTACACTGATTAGCACAAAAGTTCACAAATAGATTCACCATATATGATGCAATCATATTTGCACAGAATGTAGTCTGCTTATAAGAACATATTGTCTCATCAGCCTCCTCATCAGAGAACAGGAATTGTGATTCGTACCTATTGATATTATACTCATCATCTCCTTTAATGCATAATACTTGAAACTCCTCAGCAGCCAATCTGCCATCAATGAACAAGCAATTTGCCCTTTCCTCACTAGGTTTGCTCTGAACATGATTCTTCCATGCCAAGAAGAAATCTTTTCTGGCTACCATATTGTCAAATCCACAAATCATTATGTCTGATGCTTTGGTATCTGCGGTAAACCTTTTACTAATACCACATATGCTATAATAATTAGCATAATTGGATACCATTTTAGCAAGTGCACCTACCTTTGCCTCTCCTACGTCCTCTAATCCATATAATTGGCCACTCATATTAGCCTCATCCACAGTATCATCATCATAGATGAATATGTTCTTGGGCTTTACTCGTGTCAACAGAAATCCTACATAGCTTCCAATCCCTCCAATACCTGCAAGTGTAATGGATTTCTCCCGTATCTTATTGTACCAGATAGCTGAACTGAACCTGCTGGTAGTATCATCCATAAGTAATGAGGGTGAATTTACCGGCAGCAGGTTATCTGTTGATTCTTGTTCTGTGCTCATAACTTTTCTTTTCTTTCTTAAACTATATAATCCTTCAGGAATTTGATATACCTTTCAATATAAATGTTACTAGGTAACTTTTCTAGCTCATGGATGGCATGACTGGCATAGACTGAGGCCGCTTCAGTAACATCAAGTCCTTTCTCTTCCAAATAATCATCCTCTATGCTCCACATCAAATACTCAAGGTATGCCTTAGCCCATTCATCAAATCTCTTGAGGCCTTCTTTACCTGCACCAAACCTTTCAGTATATAATGTAGTCATTGCTCCAGTCCATTTGCTTGGGTCTATTTTGCTCTTGGTAGTCATCAAGACGCTCCCAGTGACTATTTGCAGTACCATTTCCTTGATAGCATCTTTATCAACACTTAAGGTATTGACAGATGGGTCTTCCTGATAGTCAATTTTCTTATAGTCAGTTTTCTTATCCTTCCATATTTCCTGACCATGATACTGTCCAAATACTTTTGTCTTATCGGGTAAACCACTAGCAACCTTATTCCTCAGTTCATCTAATCTGCTCTTAACTTCTAAAGACCTATACCTGTTTTCAACCACTACCCTTAGCTTGAAATACTCTATTACCTCAGTATCATCAACATATTCGTCAATTTCTGTCTTATCAGGTTCCTCAAAGAACCCAATAGTTTTCTTCTCAACTACTCTTGTAGACTTTACTTTCCTAGTAACAGCAGCAGAATAATCACCCCTGTTGTTGACAATAAGAGATACGAAGTTATTACTGTCTGTACCTTCCTGTTTTAAGGTCTTGACATCCTCACCACTAAAGAAGGTAGCCATGAGGTTGTGTGAATGAATCAAGCCCATTTGACAACCTAGAAGTTCCTTCTCACACATATAGGCCACTATATCAGGACTATTACCAAACTCTGTGGTAGCAGCAGAGCCTATATCCATGATATACATATCCTTACACAATATCCTAAGGTCGCCTCCTTCAAAGGTTCCCTCATAGGTGTAGAATAATATCCCTGACCATTCCCTACTCCATACCTCCCTACATGCAAACCTTATCTTGTTCTCCAATTCTTCAGGTATCACAAGAGTATAGTCACAGTTCCTGTGGCTCTTCACTTCCACTATTTTCACATTGTTGTTCATTCTTTCCATATTTGAGATTTATTACTTCAAGTATGACACTTAATATTTCTGAGATAGCATTCTTTGACAAGAATAGACTTTGGGCACTTGCCACACTGATACCTCCTGTGATTCTAAGTTTGATTTTCCTACCTTTGAAAGTACATACTGGCTTGCCTATATGCTCACTTACATCCTTAAGCGATGATGGTGACCTAAGTGTATTATATATATGTCCTTTGGATACTACTCCAAGTTCCATGTAGTGTCTCCTAACATATTTCTTCTGTTCCTCTTCTGCGTCACCAAGTTTATTGCACCAGTTAATGAATTCATTACTTACAAGTATCATGCATTCAGCACTTGTCATGCCTAAAACATATGACCCATTCCTGTAGGCAAACTTCAGCTTCCTGCTGAGAATCAAGTGTTTTGCGAAATTTATTATCAGCTTTGGCAAGCGTTGTCCCCTCTTATACCCAATATGGTCCATTTTCTCCGTAGAACTGGTGATTGTTTCCAGTCTCCTATAAGGTCCTCCTGACAACGACTCCACAGTAACAAACTTGCTTAATTCATAACAGAATAACATCCAATCCTCATTAGCACGTACTTCATTCCCCAGTATATGTGATGTGCCCTGTATAGGCCCTACACCTAAACAAGGAGTCTTAAACTCTTCAAAATTACCATCACTATCAGTTATTCCACACACATGGCTGTGCATGTAATCAGAATAGAATTGGTCTATTGTATACTCTGCCCTATTCATCCCTATACTTCCGAGAAGTCCGGGTGCTGCAAGTGTAACTTTTACATATAGCTCTGTAATGTACACAAAATTTCCATGCTCATTAGTTACCTTTACTCTAGGAAAGTACACTAATATATATGGGTGTATCATTGTATCCCAATATCGTGTAATCGCTTCCACACCTTCTTCTATAGTCTCTTCAGATAAGAGTTTTCCAAAGTCATCCATTGGTGGCTCCACTATTCCCAAATCAACCTTCTCCTCACCAAAAAAGTCCTTGAATACATCATATATCCTCAGGATATTCTTCATAAAATATCCCTTTTCCTTATGCTCCCTTATTATTTCGGGTATATCCTCCCTAGAAACTGCTTCCATATTTGAGAACTCTAAACGTGTATAAAATAAAAAAAAAATAGGGAGGGAATATAATATTCCTCCCCCCTATCTACTCTTAGTCTATCAAGCCCTCAAACATTTCATCTATCTCACTCTTGGTAAATTTAACGGTTTCCTCCTTCTTGGCTTTAGCTTTGACACCCAAATCCTCAAGTATTGCCTTTGTAGCCCTAAAGCTGAGATTTCCCTCATCATACAATGTCTTCACCAACTTTACAAGGGCTTGTTTTACATCTTTTCCATCTACGGAGCTGACAACCTCCTTACCCTTTTTGACGGGACTTTCCTTAGCAGGGCTTTCTTTCTTGTTCCTCTTCTCCTCTATCAAGGATACAAGGTCACTGGTCTTACACTGAGTAAAGTTCTTACCAAACTTACTCTGACACTCATTCTGGAGACCCATTGTCTTGATGCAGGCATAAGCCTCCATTCTGCTCATGGAAGCCCCAGACTTGATGTTCTTATTTGCGGTAGTTAACATAATTACCAAATTATTAGTAACCTGTCCCTTCCAAGTAACATCATGAGGAAGGATAGAGCTATCAGACTTTAACTCTGTCTTTGACAGTCCTTCAAGGAAGCTCATATTTTTATATGAAATCCCTTCTCTTGTCAAATCATTCTTTAATCCTCCCAATGTAGTTGTATCTGAGAATATTTCCACTGTTCTGTTTCCTGTAGTACATACTACTGTAATCTTTCTTTTTTCCATGCTTTTCTTTTTTTTTCTTTAAAAAAAAAAACTCAAACTCTGCTTTCTATTCAATCTCAAAGGGCAAATCATCACTATACTCTTCCCCTCTAGAAGAGGTAAATAAAGGAATGATTATTTTAAGGAACTCTTCCTTTCCCCTAGCCTTAAATAAATCTGAAATATCTTTTCCTTCATCAAAGAATGGTAATACCACATTAGTGAATCCTGTCTCCCTTGAAAGCCTCTCAGCATCTTCTAGGCCGGGCTTATCATTATCCAGACAAATAAATACCTTTTTGAACCTCCTGTTCAATTCACTTATTGCAGTACTACTCATTCTGTATCCCTCACCTTGAATGGCAAGGGAAGGTATCCCTGTGTTGGACCATAGACATAGGGCATCCTTTAATGAGGAACAAATGCATATTTGTTCCCCATATTCAGGTACCTTAGTCCATAGACTTACCACAGAGCTGTCATGCTTGTTACTCCATTTATACCCGCCTTTATTAAAGGGTTGGTATATCTTTAGCGTAACTTTTCCTTCTTTATGTTCAACATAGGCATAGGCATATTTATCAGCTACAAACACATATCTATGACCATCCTTAAGGACAATTTTATGAGATATGGGGTAAACTTCCGCATATTTGAGCCATTCAACACTAATGCCATAAGACTCCCAATATTCTATATCATGTTTCCTCCATTCCCTAATCTTACATTGTAGGTCTGAATTGCTGTTATGACTGTTCATGTCATTTACAACACATGGTGTATATGTTTGAATATTGCAATTACCCAAAGAAAACCTTTCCATATCCTTCCTGATTCTTGATAAGACCTCACTATAACTACAGCTCCACATATGACCAAGGAGGTCAAAGATTCCTCCCCTGTCTCCTGTAGACAAATCTGTATAATATATCCTTTCCCCATTGGGAGAATAGAGACCAAAGGAAGGTCTTCTATCCCTTCTTAATGGGGAATTTATAATAGTGGGTACTTCTGTAACACCCAAATAATATGATAAAATATCTGCTTCTGTTACTCTATCCAAGATTTCCTTCAAACTCACAGAATCCTTGCCCTTGCTGAATGCCATGCTTTTTTTTTTTTAACAGTTACACTTACTTGCTCAAATCCCAAGGGGACGGTGCTGAGTCAGCAGCACCCGGAAAGGGTAAAGTATCTGTACCTGACTGGCTGAGGTCAGTAGAATCTACCTTATACTCCTTCAAGTCATCAACTATAAACTCGGTGTTGACAAATGCCCCTTGTTGCTTCCTTTCCTGTAAATCTTGGTCAAGCCTGTTGTAATCCCTAACATGATTCTTCAGAAACATGCTGGTATATACAGTTTGATATTGCTTGTTGTCATCTGTGGTTCTTACTCCAAACAAAACCTTGACCTTGTTAGAAGGCTGGTATGAGATTACATCCTTCAGCTCACTAAAGTCTCCCTTGAAATAGTCCTCAATACTTTCAAGTCTAGCTTCACAGTCCTGCGGATTATCAACCATAACCCAAGTATTGTTGACATACTTCATTACATCAGGAATATTAAGATATGCCTTAAGGAATTTAGTCAATTCCTCTTCCCCAAAGTATGCAGGTCTATAGTCCTTGTCTATATAGGCATTGTAGGCACTACCATCCTTCTTAGTAAGTACAGTAGCATGTGCCTTGGCCTCCTCAATAGTAGGCCATGCAGTTCTTCCATACTTATCAATTACCTGAATCTTACTACCGTCCTTACTATACCTGTACTCTTGTCTGACAAAGAGTGATACCTTGGTTATAGTGTCAATTCCATTGCACTTTTCAGGGTCAGTCTTGACAATAAAGTCAATCCTCACATTCTTTACCTTGTGCTTGTCATCTCCTACCTCAACCTCTCCTACATACTCAGGCTCTTTTTCAAGCTGGGTCATATACAGCTCCTCAAGCTTCTTCTTATCAGGATTGACTGCCAATACAAACACTGAACCTACTCCTATGAATCTCTTTATCTCTAAGCCTTCAGTAGATACAGAACCCTTACTGATTGCCATAAAACTAATTGATTTGTTATCTTTCATACTCATAAAGATTAATCTTTTTCTTTCTCTTCTTTCTTCTCTTTTCTCTTTAGTATTGTGTAGTTTTGGGAGGATACTCAATGTTATCCACTGCTGTTATATCACAATTTAGTAACTCAGCACATATTGGGTCATCCTGCTGTACTGAGCCTACAGTAATACCATTAGTACCATTGAGGTCAATTTCATACACTCTATCTTCCTCATTGAATGATACCACTCCAGCTTTAGGTTCATATTTGGTAACCTTTACAGGCTTGCCTTCCTTATCAACCTTACCTGTATCTTCAACCTTCTTGGTAATCAGGTCTTCACTTGTAAATCCTCCTGTCAAGGCTTTGATTCCCATCTCATGTCCTTCAATCTCCTTAGTCAGGTCTTCATACTCCTTACTGAGTTCCTGCATCTTCGCAGAGATTTTATTCTTTTTTGCCACTGCAAAGCTTACATTCTGTGCCACTCTTTTTACAGCAGCAAACTGTCTTACTGTTAATGTTTTGTTCATACTCTTCTTGCTAAAATAAAAATACTTAAATACTTGTTACTAAAATATCTGTAATAATTGTCCTAATCCTCCAGATTTCTGTAATATATTAGGCTTATCCCACAGCTTGTATATTGTGAATTTCCTCTCATAATAGTCTAGAGCTGTCATAAAATATCCTGCCAGTTGTGTGCTACTTAATACCTTGGTGACAAACAAGGCAGTCTCATAGTAAGGCTTGCCCTGTTCTATACAGTATTGCATCAACACTATACTAATGTCATCTATAGTAACACTCTTACCAGCAACTGACCTTGATATTCTTACAATCTCATCCCTATCCATAGACTTCTCTTAACTTGTCTACAACAATAGACAAATCATTGGGAATCTCATCAGGAAGGTCATCTAATGCACCAAGGCTATCCTTAGCAGGATATTCTCCATCAAACTCTTTCACATAATGCTTGATAGGTTTCTTGTTTTCTGCATCATAACCTACCTTACCAAAGAGGATAATATCAAACTTTCCTTCAGGTGTTATGTAGTCATCCACCATCTTTCCAGTGGTCTTGAACTTATAGGATATTGAATCACCATTCTTATCCTTGTACTCTTCATAATGAGCACAACAAATGATATTCTTATCCTCAGGAAGTCCCTTGAAGGCATCAAAGATGAGGCCCATTCCATAACCAATCTGCTTGGGAGTATCCCATCCACCTTTCATAGCATTTGCCATGTAGAAATCCTGTGCAAGATAATTCATGTCATCTACAAGTATATTCTTGTAAGGCGACTTCTTCAACATGTTGATGATTTCTGCCACTGCTGCAAATCTATCAAGACCTGTGAGACAATCCACCTGCACCCTATTACCTGTGGCCAGTGCTCCGGCATTAGATAATTTCTGTGTAGGTTTGCCTACATTCTCCACACCTATACTACCTTCAATCAGCTTGAAGTCAGGATTGGGAACACCCCTACCAATACACTGGATAATGTAGGTCTCTTTTGGGTTAAGACCCTTTATTCCCAGCTTGGTTCTACCACAATAAGAAGTAGTTTTCCCAAATCCACTCTTTGCAAGAACTAATATCTTTGCCATTACTTCTCCTTTTATGTTTATTTTGTTGATATACGAAAAAGGGATGCAAACTTATGAAATATTTTATGTTTATGCAACCCCTTATCTATTTTACTTGTTGTGTAACTAAAGAAAGACTTAGCAGGACTGCTCCTTATGGATTCCAGATAGCTGTATACTTTCTGCAATTCTTCCCTGTCATTGGGTCTTGGGAGTTCATTGAATTGGCACACAGCCCCATCAAAGAATAAAGGACATAGTCCTCCCATCTCACCATCTCTATTGACTATCATCTCCAAGAATCTTATGTTATCCTTGAACTTTGATATGTCATATCCCTCATACTCCTTTAAAGCAAACCTATAGGGTGAGAACAAGCCAAGAACCACATTACTGTCTCTTGAAGTATATTTGCTATCTCCTAATCCTGCAACTGAAGGTCTTACCCTGCCTATCTTGAATGCCTCATTACCCTCTTGGTCAAAAGCCTGCTGCTGAATTACCACAGGAGAGTAGTAATACCTGTTCCTTAAATATTTTGCACAATACTCACTAAGCTTATCCATAGATTGCTTTAGAGTCATTCCCCTCTCAGTATCTATGAGGTTGATAGTATCTATCACAATCAGTCTGTATTCATTAGGATTATCCTGCTCATATCTGTCAAACACTTCCTTGCTTCTCACTACTCCAAACTCGTCCTTGTATTTACCCTCCTTATAATAAGTCTTGCCATGCTCTTCTGCATATCTTACACAGAACTTATATATACCAGTAGGATTACAGGCCTCATCAGGAAACACTACATGCTCTTCAAAGTACCTGATTATATCCTGCACCTCATCAGATGCAATCAAGTCAAGTATCTCTTGTGGCACTGCCTTTGTAGTACTCCTTAAATCTCTAGGACTTACTCTTACCTTGCCACCACTAAGCTCAAAGAGCAACCAAGATATAAACCTTTGCAATATCCTTTCAGGAGTTTCCTCCAAAGGGAAATACAATATCTTTATATCTATATCTGCCTTTGTGTAATAGCAAAACATAAGAGGCTTATAAATGAAGGTGTAGGACACAAACTGTGACTTGCCTCCTTTGGTGAATGAGGTCACAGTATAATAGCATGACTGCTCTATACCTATGAAGTCACCAGCAAACCTCTTGAATGGAGAACTGATGCAATTCAGTTGCCCATTGAGAATCCTTTGCCTTCTAATCCTCAGATTATCCAGTACTCGCTCTCTTAATGTAATCATTTTAATGTAGAAGTCCAATCATTTCTCAAATTCTCTTCCTGACCAGCATTCTCGATATAGTTAATTAACTCCGATTCTCCCTCAACTTCACCAGCAGCACCAACTTTCTCTTTGAAGATGAAATACTTTAGCAATCTCATATATGTATAGTTACCATTGAATCCTTCCACATATTTACTTGCTGCCCTAATGATTTGCTCATCAGTGTAAGTGTTCCCATACTTTTTGAAGAACAACTTCAACCTTCGCATAATCAATGCCACTCCATCTGCCCAATAATAATTGGTACCGTCCTTCTTGCCTTTCGGGAATATCTCCTTCAGTTCTCTGGCCAATCGAGATAGCCTCTCATTAGACTCTTGCTTCCCACTAGACTCCATAATTATGGAATCCAACAGTTCCTTGCCCTTACTAGTAAGCCTCCACCCATACTCTAGGAATAATCCATAAGATGCGGCTGTTATATATCCTCCCTTAGTCAGGTTACTCCTAGCTGTTTCAAGGTCTGCCTTATTATGAATGAGTAAGAGAATCAATGCCTCTCCTATACCCACCCCATTCTTTTGACAACCTTCCTCACTAAGACATATCATGGCAATAGCTCTTTTAGATGTTCCTTTTCTATGTTCATGGCAGCATTACATGCATCACCTAAGATGTGACATGATGCTGCTCTTTCAACCAAGTCATCACCCAAAGTTTTCCATACATTCCTTGCAACCTTGAACATCTTTGTTTTAGCCCTGCATTCAGCTATCCTACAGCCAACTGTCTCATCAAAGGTATCATCACTACTACATCTGGCTTTTCCCCTGCAAACTAGAGTATCCCCCATTGATATAGCCTCCTTTGCCAATCTACCGGGTATATCCATTATATTAGGAATTGCCTCACTGCCAAGTAGTTGTAGTGTGAATAGCAATTCACATACTACCACTTTGTTCTTTTCATCTACTTTAAACTCCTTCTTGATGATTCTAACTCTATTTTTCATAATTCTATTTCGTCAATGCTTGAAATACTTTTTACAGACTCTACATTATACTCCTCAATTATCTTAGCCACCAACTCCTGCTCCCTTGTATCCACAAAGTAAGGTATTATCACGATAGGGGATTTATGCCTAAGGATTCTGCCTATCCTTTGTTTTGTTATAATCTCCGAGCTATTCAAATTGCAGAATATTCCCACTCTACAGTTGTTCAGATTTACTCCTTCATTAAGAATATTACATGCAGATATATGTTCTATCTCATTCCTGTTAAACAGTTCCAAGTTCTTCTCCGAGTCCCTGTTCTTAGAAGTTATATTATGCCTGCATATTCTCTCTGACTGTTCTATACTGCTACAAAATGTCAATACCCTACAATTCCTAAGCTTGACTAGAAGAGATGATACAAGGGATTCCTTTTGTTCAGAGCACCACTTCAGTCTCTTACCTGCTGTTGAAAGCCATAAGTTCTTTATTCTCTCATTTCTTGTGTTATAAAACTTGTTTTTATACCAAGTTACAAGCGAGGAAATATTGTCATAATAGCCTTTTTGAGTGGTGACTGTGTCATGCCCAAACTTCCTAGATTTATAAGTATACTTTGTAGTATCCAAATATAAGGGTAACAGATACACTGTAGGTTCAGGTAATACATTATCCTTTACAGCTTCCTTAAGGCCACACTTGATGACCTCAGCATTATGCCTATACAGGAAATAATCTCTGGTACTTCCCTTGATGGTGGCAGATAATCCAATGAATGACTCATTGATACTAATGGTCTCAAGGATTTCCAACCTTGCATCAGAGAGGTGTTGCATTTCATCAGCAACCACTATATCAAAGTCTGTTTTCCTATATTTCTTCATGGACTCATAACACTCAAGGGTTATACAGTCAGACATGATTCCTCCCCACTTCTCAATCTCGTCTCTCCAAGTACTCTTATGCACAGTCTTGGCTACCAGAATGAGTATAGTGGCAGGTCTTCCTTTAGCTTTGGACACTCTATCACATATATGGTTAATAAGACCTATTGCTACCTTGGTCTTACCCATTCCGGTAATAAGTTCCAAGATAAGGTATTTAGCTTTATCAATCTTTGACAAAGCTAACTCTTGTATTTCTTCTCTAGTCATTGCTCAGTTTCTCTTCACTGTTTTATATTTTCCAACATAGTAGTTCCTTGACTTTCAGTAAGCATTTTGTGATAATGTTACCTCCATCCAATGAAAGTACTATGGCTCTATTATCAAGTTCATCCCAGTTTTCCTCTAATAAGAATATGAAATAAAGCACAATAAAGATTACAAATAGAGTTATATTAAGCCAAGGAATAATGCCCAATAGGACAATAACCAATATCATCCATAGAGGCAATCCTAGCTTATACGTCTCCACTAATTTCATATCTCCATTTATCCTACGATACTCTTCAACATTTGTATCTGTCAAGATACAAATAGTGAAGAGTATGATAAGAATTGATATAACCCACATCATTTGCTAATATCTTTAAAGATTGTAGGAACTTGACCATATACAGGCAAAGCTCCATTCCATTTCTCAATCCACATCTTCTCAAGGATTTCAGGGGTAAGTGCTTGCTGCCTCAACTCATTGGCCTTCTTCTCTGCCTCTGCTGCTACAATAAGCTTCTTGGCTTGTGCCTCTGCTACCTTCACCTCATTCTCCACCTGCATAGCCTGTTGGATAGCTTTATTCTTGGCATTTACTGACTCTACAATAGTCTGAGGATATTTGAGACCTGAAGTGAGTTGTTCTAATTGGAAGTTCTCTTTGGCAAGTGCTTGAGCCAAGTACACTTCAATAGCATTTTCAATACTGTCCCTTTTACTTACAATATCATCTGTGGTAAACTTGTTCAATTGGATTCTAAAGGCATCCTTTACATAATTATATAGTGTACCACTAATGACTTCACTTAACTCCTTCCTGTATTTCTTGAAGACAGCAGGTGATTTACCATCAATAATCTTCAATGAGACAGTAGGGTCTACAGTAAACTCAGAACCATCCTTTGCATTGATTGTAAAAGGCTCATAATCAATGGTCTGTACATAGGTAGGATACTCATACACTGTAGTAGTCCAAGGATTATACCACACAATACCAGTTACTAAAGAAGCATCATCTACTCCCTTGTCATTACCATATAAGTTCACCTTAATGCCCTCACAACCTGCATCTACCTTCTCCATGCATGATGTTACTGAGAGCATCACAAATAGGGACAATATCCCTAGAATCAATTTACTCTTCATCTTTTTTAAATTTAATTATTGTTAGACATTTTGTTTTAATTGATAAATAGAATATTACTACTATCAAAAGAAATCCTAATACATTCTCGACAGAATTTGGTGTTGACATCATTCCAAGCCCTAATGTGAGCAGGGCAACGAAGATTATAAACCATACAGCAATCTTTGCTACTATTTCAGCTTTCATACTACTTTAATTACTTTTACATTGTCGGGTAAAGCTTCCTGTTCCCAATCCCTATATGAATTAGTGAAATAAACTTCCTTGTAATTCTCGCTAAGTGTGGCAATGCCCTTAGGATTAACCATGTGAGTTACATAGATGACCCTATCCCTATTAGGATAATGAGATTCAAGTAATTGTGCAATACCTTTAAAGGTGCCCCCTCCATCACACAAGTCATCAATGACTACAAGTGGAAGGTCTTGATTTCCCTCTATAACTTCTGGGTTTTCAATCTTGAAACCAGAGAGTTGTCCTGTCCTTGGGTCTCTGACTTTGCTACATATCACATTCTCAGTGGGGTTTCCACTATACCTTTGCAATGCACCTCTATCAGGATACACTTTCAAGTATCCTCTAAAGTCTGGCACAGGAGTGGCAATATCTCCCCAACACCCCTTAATAAGGTCTTGTACCCTATATGAATGGGGTTCAAGTACATGAACTGATTCAGGAGACATATCATTTATTACCTTTGCAACTATGCTAAGAGAAAATGACTCATCATAACTCATTACCCTATCCATTCTCATGCTCATGAGATAGGTAATATGCAAAATAAACGAGACACCTTGCCTATTAAGAATATCACCTACCTGCATAAGAATGAACAAATCAGTAGGATTGCATACCCTGCATGTCACAGATAAACCATCTTTCCTGTCAATATTCTCTAAGATAATATGAGGTTCACCATCAGGAAACTGTATAACCCTATACTTTACACTACTCTTTTCAGGCCTGATAAGATTCAATACTTGCATACTAATCCTCCAATACTATAGAATTATTAACATTGTCTCTAATCTGTCTTAGAGACCACTCTTTAACCAACTTGCCATCTTCAAAGACAGTCTGTAGACAGCTTTTATCCTCTTGTTCCTTAGTTACTTGGTCTTCAGCTATATACCTATCACCATCACTTTGAACACAGATAAGGCCTTTCAGTGATTTCTTGGTACCATCATCAGTCTTTGGGTCTTTAAAGATTTCCCTCCCTTCTCCATTAACTTGGCACCAAGTAGCCTTCATAGCAAAGCCAAGAGAATCCCTGCTCTTGTACTGATAGGTATATGAACCTACACCAAGTACAAGGTTAGTAGCTGCAAAGCCTCTCTCCTCAAGTCTCTTGTAGATTTCCTTCTGTCTCTCAAGAGTAATGGAATCACCATAGATAATGCCTACTTTAGGGTTGAGTACCTTGTAGCCCTTCTCATTGATAGTTCCACCAAAGATTCCCCACAAGACTTCATAAGCACCCACCCACACAGCAGTGCTGCCCATCTTATTCTGAGCTTCTGTTTGTTCTTGCCAATTCTCAAAGTCTCCTTGCTTGTAACCTGCAATGATATGTACAGGGTCTCCACTATCAGGTCTTATGACTAACCTACCATCTCTTGCAAGGATTTCATCCTTCAATTTAGGTAGATACTCTGTCATTACCTTCCAGAAGTCCCAAGTATCAGAAACAATAGATACAAATCCAGTAGGATATATCTCTGTAATTAGTCTTCTGAATGTTTCCAACTCATCTTCCTTACCTCCTGCACACATGACACTATGTTCAGTAGCTGGTATTGTAGCTGCAATAAGCTCTTTATCAGCATCTGCATTATAATACTCTTCAAGACCAGCAATAGCAGGTATAGTCTCACTGCCACAGAATGAGGTCATGTGTCCCATACCAGACATAATGGCAGCTTCTACTCCAGCCATACCTCTCATAGAGAAGTCATGTATAAGGAAGTTAAGGTCTACATCCTTAAATCCTGTCTTCCTTGCATGCCTTATCAACTCCTTCTTATACAACCTTGCAGTAGTTGCACTTGTCATAGGCAACCATAAGGTAGTTGAGATAAGAGTCTCAAAGTAATTGGTAAGCCAGAAGAAGTCAGGATGTGTATTGATGAATGTCAATGCAGGCACTCTAATAGGACATAGTGTACCTTCAGGCAATGCTTTGATTCTGATGGGAAGATAGCCAAGGTCATGCAACTCCTCAATATGCTTAGTACCTACATTGTTAGGTCCTAAGAATGTATCTACCCTTCTCTTGAACTCTGCAACTGCTACATCCTTAGGCTTATTGAAGAAGTCCTGTTGGAACTGCTTCATCAAGTACTCTTTGATAAAATATTGAATACCAAATACAACAGCACCTTCTGTAGCTTCAGGATAATAATGACAGCTTCTTGGAGTCCAGTTAGAATAGACATATTCCGTGTTTTCAGGATATTGTCTTCTATGGTCTAACTTGTAGCCATCAGTCAATAAAATTGCTTCTTTCATGCTTTTTTCTTTTGTTAAACTTATATTTACTTAATCAATAGGTTGTAAAAAAAAAAGAAAGGTAAGGATGTTATCAGTATCCTTACCTTTACTATGAAAATATTCCTTACTTAGTCTCCAAATATCTGATAAGAATATGAAGTACCACCAAGATGCTCTACTGTCCTCTTCAAGTGAGCCTCAAGCCTTTCTTTCTTATTCATTGCAGACCATTCTCTTGGCTTGAAACATGAAGGACAAGAATCCTTGCTAATCATATACTCATAAGCCTCCTTACTCATGTTGATGGTCTGAGTAGCCGGTTTACATTTTCTAGTGTAGAAGGTGATAATCTCGGGATTTTTCCCATTCTTATCAGTTATCCTCACAGAGCCTTTGGTCATCTTGTCCAAATCTTCAGTTTGGACATGGATAGTCTTCTTAAATACTTTACCGGATTTGGTTTTTCTCTCAATGACTTTTTGAGTTGTTTTAAGGCACTCCTCCTTGCTGAACATTGTACTTCCTTGAAGTTCAATACTCAGACTTAATTTGATTTCACTCATTATTTTTCTTGTTTTAAACCTCCGAAGGTTTGTGCTATGACTTCGAGGGTAATAGCCTCTATCATTTTCTCAGAAATTACTTTCTGTAACATTAAAGGAAGTTCTGACATCAAGGCTGCGATTATCATGCCCTTAGATTGGACATCCTTTAATCTGCTAAACTCAATCAGACAGTTGTCCAGTACATCCTCTGTACAACTGTCCCCCCTTGCTTCCCCAATCTCGATGACTCCTTCCCTAAACTTTTGTCTTGTTTTCAATGACATGCCTGCTTTTAGTATCTTCTCTACTTCCTCTTTCAGGCTCATTCCTTGTCTTTCTTGTTCCATCACTTTTTTTTTTGTAAAACAATATGTGTTAGATATCACTACTATTATCATATTTACACTCTACGCAGATGTATCCCTCTGGATTGTAAGTACCACACTTAGGACATTCCCATATATTCCTTGCATCCCAGTTCTGAATATACCCTTTGAGTTTTAATAAATGATTATACTCCTATATGAGTAAGTATCATTATAACTTTCCTTGTGCTCCCAACAAGACTTGAACTTGTATCCCAGACTTAGGAGGTCTATGTTCTATCCCTTGAACTATGAGAGCATATATTACCTATCTTCACAGACCAGTAATATGAATTTCATTCTATCAACTATGAATATTTTACGAAAAAGAACTTACTTTTTTTTTCAATCAAATAGATACTTCACTCTTTGATTGTAAGATACTCTCTAGTATAAACTACATAAATTATTCGTGTCATATTTTATCTATCTAATCTTTTGATTGTAAATACTCCATACTTAAAGGACTTTTTGAGAGCAAATTGTAATGTGCTCCCAATAGTCCTTGTACATATGTATTTTCTAACTCTTGAAGGCTTATAGAATGTCACAAGATACTTGTGCTTTCTTTTGAAAATAGAATTGATATTCATTACTTTAATCATCATAAGGTCTGACAAAAGTGTATACATATACATTAAGCTCCTCATTATACTCAAACTCATGATAAGTGTGAAGAGCATTAGCCATTGAAGGCTGCTGATTATTTCTCATCACCCATTCTTCTCTTTCCCAAGAGCCATCATTCATAATAGATTTTATGGCATTGTGAGCACGAAGATAGTCCTTATCATTAGTCTTAATGTGATACACATGTCTCTGTGTATAGTCTTTTTGAGACAATTCTGGCTTATACTCTATCTTATAAAGTATGCCATTATAACATGATATTTTATTCATTTGATTGTGGATTTTCTTTTATCTGTAACCCATATTTGTTATTTATTCCTTTACTTATAACAGATAGAGTTTGATTGTTTGCTAATTTTTCAAGGATAAATGGTTATTGTACACAGTAAAAACAACTATGTATTACCCCATTTGTTATTTTTCCAGTGTGAGAATAATGGCCTTGTTGGAAGGGGGTTATTGATAAATCTTACCATCTACTAGCCCTCTTAACTTATTCTTATTCAGCATATTAGACTTAATAAAAGCACTGTTTATTGTAAATATTGTTTACTATATAATATAAGGTGTAACATATCTAAGAGTTATACTAAGAGGTAACTGATTCCTACTTATATACTTTTACACAACAAATACTATTAATGCTATTAATGTTTAAGTAATAAACTTATTAATGTTTAAGTAATAAATCTATTAATGTCTAAGTAATAAACTTATTAATGTCTAAATGATAGGATAAGAAATAAGAAAAGGGTAAGCAGGCACTTCTGCCTGCTAACCCTTGATACTTTAGAAAGTTGCCAATGTAGGTGCTCCACCTTGGCCTTCCTCATGAAGAAGCCAGAATCTGTCACCATCAGGAGTAGTAACATCACTGACCATAGGATTCTGAGGAATACCTTTGGTTGCTACAGCTCCAGTCTTTGCACCATAGGCAAAGAATAACTTGCCTGTGTTGGGATTCTTTTTAACACTCAGTTTATCTACATGCATTGCTGCTTTAAACTGCTCAACTGTCAATGTGTCATTGAATACTAAATTTCTTTCCATAATGTAATTTGTTAATTGTTAATAATGTGAATTTTTAACCTGAGGGGGTAGGACCCCCTTGGGCTAAGTGATGGGGGAGGTGAGGTTGGTGTAAGCACCCCTCATAGAAATATCAAAAAAAAAATATTATAAAAAAAAATATTATAAAAAAAAAAAAAT